CAACTCTTGCCTCTTTGCGAGCCTTGACAGCAGCAGGTGCTTTGTTGACCTTACGCTTGACCGTCTTGGCGAGCGGGTTTGTCACTTTTTTCTTGGTAGCCATGATGGCGTTTCTCCAGGATATGGTAGGTGTCATCGAGGACAACTATCAAGCCTTAGCGCCAAGGTCTCTAAGTCTCTCGATGTAGAAAAATTAGTATTATCTTTTCTACATTGAAAATCTGAGAGCGAATCTGTGGTATTTCTTGGAGGTACCATACGGAACTTCCTAATGGAACACCACTCAGGAAAGGCCAAGCTCATTCATCGCTTGATCGACAATAAAGCGAGCATCGTTGATATCCTTCTTGGAGTACCCTTCGGACTGCAAAAACTTCTTCAATCCAGTGGTTGGCCGAATTTTAAGAGAGGGCGCGGTCTCTCCCAAAACCTCTACGACTCCATCTTCTGCCTTTACTTTCTTCGTGTCCGAGTTGAAGATACCGCCAGTGATGTTTGGGTAATGAATCCGCAGATCACTGGGGACTAGAACGTCTGGAGCTACCAGCAGCTTGTACCGAAGGTTGTTATCATCCCGCAGCTTCTGGAAGTCTTTCGGACTATCGATGATGATAGTCTCTAGTCGGAAGTTAGGGTTGTTGTCTATGAAGTCGGTGTTTAACGTCTACCGTCTTCTTTTCGGTGCGTGCTTTGAAGTGAACGAACCCTTTTGGGCAACTTCTCGCCAAAGTTCTTCTGGAACGGGTTTACCGTTGAAGATGGCACGCTTNNTCTTCATGTACTGGTATTGATGGATATGACCGCTGATCGTGAAGTCACGTTCGTGCGATAGGAACTCATGCTTGGTTTTAAGGGCACGGCCGTTATCTCCGATTGCACCGTTGTACTCGACGTGAGCAAAGTTCAAGCAACCTTCCTTTTCAGTCATGGTCTCACGACACGGCCACGCACAGAAGTTTACCAGAGTACCGTCGATGCGATCTTGATCTGGTTCTAGGAAGATACGGAAGGATTTGAAGAAACCATGCTCAGACAATAGCTTGAGAAAGTCACATGAGGTGTTCTCAATATCTGAACGGTCATGGTTGCCGCCGATGTAGTAGCTGTTAATCACACCGTCGTACTTGCGAAAGAACAAGGCCAACTGCATGTAGGTAGACCAACGCATGTGAGGAGTATCGCTGATATCTCCTGGGATAAACACATGCTGAATGCCTTTCGACATTGCGTACTTGTAAATCTTGTCCACCTCGGCAAGCTGACGGCGAATGCTGTCTTGGAAGTGCTTACTCATGCCTTCCAAATGAAAATCGCTTGTACTAACTGCTTCTAACATTACGGCCCCTATTAGATCAATTCGGAGAATCAATCATTGGAAACATGAAACTGTGATCTGTGTGGAAGCCGGCAGCATTCTCATGCCCGCTGCCTCCGTAGAGTTTGGCTATACGAATTGCAGCACCGTGTGAGGCATTCGTTGAACGTATACTCCATTTACGCTTTCCGGGTAAGTCTTCGTAAGCCATGGCAACACCAGCGACTTTGGAAAGTTCTTCAAGGACGATGCCTTGCAGGAGTCGGCTTACGTTGACAACAGGAATAACGTACCCTTCAACCTGAGTGTGTCGCACCTTTAAGCGAGTTTGAGGTACAACGGAGTTCACGATGAAGTCGTAGACGTTTTTGCCTGCGACAACTAGCTGGTTAACTCTGGTGATATCTTCGATCAGAGATTCCCAGAACGCAACGGTTTGAACTTCGGTCAACACACCATAGAAGAAGTAGTCGTCCTGTAGGGATTTGTTGATATGAAGGTCGTGCCCTCTGACCAACTCGATCACCTTAGGAAGGGTACGATCAGTGTAGTGCTTCCATGTTGCACTAGCACCAGAATCATTAACGGCATACTTGATGGTCAGATTTGGAGCTTCCATTCCTTGGAGAGCAGTGAGCACTGGGAGGGCTCCAATGTGATGGTCGATTATCGTGACAGAGCGCGACCTCTCGATCAGTCTCATCATATCGGCAGCATCATCATGGCAGAAGTCCACCATGATTATGTCTTGTCCGTCCAGTTCAGGCAGAGGATTCTTGTAATAGACAGGCTGAAACGTGATATTTGGATCGCGTTCAAAGTGAGAAACCACAGCAGCAGCCATGATCCCATCGTTACACTCAGCATGATACAGGACGGACTTTGACATTTCAGACCTCAGCTTTTAGCCGCAATGGCTCGCATGTAGTTGATTTCATATGCACTGATCCCATAACGCCGAGCTAGAGCTTCGGAGTCTCCGCCTTCATGCAACGCTTCCCTGTACAGGTTAGCAGTCTCGGAAGACAAGATATCGTTCAATCGCGCCAGTTGCTTCTGGTTCAGCGGACTTGCCTTCATTTTCTCAAGGTCGGCATTCAACTTAACCAAGCTGCCTTTGCTTATCATCCAATTGCACACCAGTACCTTGATCGGAGTCTGATGAGTAGCTCTTGGCAATGTATAGATGAATGTCATTAGCTGGTTCAGCAAGGTACGTTGCGCTTTTACCTCTTCCACGGAAGCATTGATGATATCGAAGCCTGTTCGCATCACAGACCCAGATTCCACGTTCAACTCCAGGTTCAGAGGAAGACACTCGAACCCGTCGATGTGAACGTCACCGCCGATCTTGTAATCCATGGTCTTCAAATTGTACCCAGACAAAACAATCGGAGTATCGAAGACCATGAAAATGGTATCGTAGAAACTAGGATGGCAATCGATATTCCTACGAAGGTCCTTCAAGCTGAAAAACACAACGTAGTCGATTTTCTTCGGTCGTCTCTTTGGCAAAATGGCATCTGGTGCTAGGATCAGGACACTACTACGCTTGACACCTTTCTCCCGAGAGAGGCGCAGTAGCACCTCATCTGGGGCATGGCAACCAAATCCTACTATACGCATTACCGATCCTCCACCAATTTCGACACACCCTTATGCTTGACCACAGTGACGTATGCACATTCACTGTAGGAGTGCTTGCTCAGGGGCGTAATTAGGAAAACATGAGGTACCAGTGTACGTAATGCAGGGATGAATCGCTCAATGAACAGAGAACGGGTGGTGTCGTCCATGTGACTGTCTGGTTCGTCCAATACTGCGAAATTGGTACGGCGAGAGTCATCGACCATGATCAACATGACGTAGAAGAACAACAAACGGAAGCAATCGGACTCGGCACCAGAGAGTAGGCGAACGTCGGACTTCTTGCCATTACCGCGATCCACAACGCAGTGAACACCTTTGTCGTCTGCGTGTACGGCAAACTTGAAGGGCTCAGCGAAGATCAAGTTGGAGTAGCGGTTCAAGTTCTGCTCGATTTGAGCAAGCACCTGATTGGCAGCGTAGACTTTCAGTTCTTTACCGTACGCCTTCTCAAGGCTCTTAAACAAACCACGCTGTGCGATGATAGGTTCGAGCGCCTTCAGGCTTTCAATCGCATCCTTACGTTCACGGCGAAGCACCTTGTATTCACTGGCTTTGGAACCAAGAGAACTGCAGGTGTCTTGCGCTTTGACGTACTTACGTTCGATTTTCGCGTAACGCTTTTCGGATTCTTCTAAGCTATTAGACAACTCAACCGGATCAATAGTTCCGTGTTGTTCCTNCAAAGATGTCAGGACGTCTATCGATGCGCTTTGATTTCCGAATGCTGCTCTAGGATTTCAAGTAGCTGCTTCTTGGGATACTTTGGTTCTTTCTTTGGCTTCTTAGGTTTTGTCAGTTCATCCAAGCGTGCATTCAGCTTTGCCAGTTGGCGAGCGCTATGCAGTTGCTCTTGGAGTTTCTCCAACTTATCCTCAGTAGCCTTATAAGCGAGCCTACGATCGAGGAATTCCTGTTCTGCCTTTTCGTCAAACTCGTGCTTCTTGGCCTTATGTTGAAGGTCGAATAGCTCTTTGCAGGCGCGATACTTCTTAATACCTTGCTTGGCTTTCTTTACGGCTTCTTTGGCCTCAGCGATCTGCTTCTTGAACTTCTGGATGTTAACCGATTGTTGGCAAGTAGGGCACTCGCCATCAGCACAGTCATCCACGATGGATTCAAGCTGTAGAACTGCGGAATACTTGGCAATCTCGGCTTCGTAACCTTTGACGCCTAATACAACAATGGCATCCACTTGCTTGAGTTTTGCACCAGTCTCTTTAACAGCAGCAGTGGCTTCCTCAACTTCACGCATGATCTGCTTATAGAATTGGCGAGCCTCGTGCAACATAGTGAGGCTGGCTTCTTCACCAGCTTGGTGATCATTCAGCTTTTTGATCTGCTTTTCCAGCTTCTCGACTGGCTTAGTTTCGCCAATCTCTGCAATCTGCGTGGTAAGCTGCTCGCGTTGTGCAATATAGGTCTTGTACTCGGACTTGTAATCGCTAACCAGCTCATGCAGCTCCAGTTCAGCTTTAGCGGACTTGAGGTCCAACTTTGGCTTTAGAGCCTTACGTTGTTTGGTCAGCTTTGCGTGACGTTCACTTACAGCAAGCGCGGCTTTGAGTCGTTCGATCTTGGTTTGGAGTTTCTTGGCGTCACCACTGAGAGACTTGATGACGGACTGTGCCTCTTCAAGTTTCTCTGCCTTCTCCTTGCTCCAATCCAAACGTTCCAGCAGACTGTTGATCTTGATGAGCTGGTTGTTCAGCACGTCAAACTCAACCTGCTTATTCTTGATTTCGCCTAGCTTCCGAGTGAAAAACTTCTTCAACTGGTCATACACGTCCAGTCGAAACACAGATGTGATGTAGTGCAGGCGTGCAGCGGGTTTGTCGATCTGGAAAGCCAATGGGCGTTGGCTCTGCAGGTAAATGTACGAATAGAACTCCTCTTCGCTGATTGGGAAGATTCGCTCCAGCTCGGCTTTCTGTATATTGATGGTCCGAGCTTGAATGTCCGTGCCGTCTCGTTCAATGACGAATTTGGAAGCTGTTTGCGTGATCTTGTACGACTTCCCGTCGTTACCTTTTAGACCAAGGGTAATGCTTGAAGCCGAAGAGGACAGCATGTCCTTCTTTGATTTTTGGCTTGCAAGGGGAGTTTGCTCATAACGGAGGTTTGGCACAGAAGAAAACAACAGTGACTTACCGGCACCGTTGCTTGTCTCTGTGGAAATGCGGCTATCTTTGTTGTGGCCAGTGATGACTACGAACGGGTGCCGGGTAATGTCCAGTTTCGCTTTTTTGAAGTAGACGACGTTGTTTAACTCAACGTCGGTCAACTCGATCATGTTTTTACTTACTCACCTTTGTTCTCGATGATGAAACGGCCAAGCGCCGTTTGCAGCAATACTGACTCATCGATACTACAGCTATTCATTTGGAGTTCAACCTCATTGATCACGGACTGTAGCAGGATCAGTGCTGTGAGGTTGTACTTGATTTCCATCTTCTCTGCCACTTGGTCGAACACGCGACCAGAGTACGGAGTGAACTTGGCCGTCTTCGTCTTGCGTCCGATCAGAAAATCAACGAGAACGCGCGACTTGTAGACGATGCCTCGAGGATTCTGTGCTTTGCGGATGATGGAGATACACCCGGAAAGATCGAGGTTTAGAGAGGCTGCGATCACAGAGGCGCAAGCCTTATCAAGATCAACGGCAGCACCCTCGACGTAGGCTTTCAGCGCACCATCTGCATCGAAGCTCATACCACTGAACGCGGCAAACATCACGGCTTCAAGGTGGCTGATGGCATTACGCATACTGCCGTCAGACAACTGCGCGATCAACTTGAGTGCCTTCTTACCGTCTTTACCTTTAACGAAAGACAGCTTCTCAGCCTCAACGATCTGCTCCAGACGAGCGACGATGTGGTCAGGCTCCATCTGGTTGAGTGCCAGCTTCGTACACCGATTCGCAATGGTGTCGAGCAGTTTCTCAGGGTTCGTCGTACAGAGAATCCAGATGGTACGTCCCGGCGGTTCTTCCAACGGTACAAGCAAGGCTTCCGCAGAGGCTCCAGTGAGCTTGTGCGCTTCGTCGATAACGATCACTCGGTAGTTGCTCATCGGAGCAGCACTCGCACCTCGAATCACGGTACGAATGTCATCTACCTTGCCTTGAGTACCTGCGTTGACGACGGTTACATCGGGATGCTTGTCGCCCAAACGATACGCACGACTCTCGGTAATCTTCTTCGGGTTGTCCGCGTTCATGTACGTCGCAATAATACGGGCGAGCGTAGTCTTGCCTGTACCTGTAGGACCACTGATCAAGATGGCTCCAGGGTAGTGCCCTTTCTTGATCATGCCTTTGACGATAGCGACGGAATTGTCTTGACCAACAACATCCTTGAGAATGCGCGGGCGATACTTAACAGCAAGTGACTGGGTTGCTTCGACGACAGCAGCCACTTCCTTCTCTTTCTTNTTTGCCATTATAGCTCCGTATCTTCGCGGAAGAAGTAATAAGCCATTGGGTAGAGAACTTCTTCCATCTGTGCTCTACTGGTATATACGTGCTTTACACTACCCAACACGATGGGCACGTTAATCCTGCCAGACGTAGGACACAACAGATAGGCACGACGAAGATGCTCGAAGTATTTGGTCAGTTCGGCAATCGGATAACTCTGGCCAAACCAACGTACGGTAGAGAATCGAAATACCGCCACGCCATCGCTGAGCATAACGGCATAGTTGCAGTTACGACGCAAGCGAGAACCGGAGCGCCTCAACTGCAAGCTCTCCAGATCAGCCTCTGTAACTACACGACGAATCCGAACATCACCGATTGGTGACTTGATGAAATCCGCCCACTCCAGAACGTCTGGATGCGCGTTGTCGGAGATGGTAAGCACAATGCCATTTTCGTGCAGACCGAACGCACTCTCCCGCTCAAAGAAGATTCGATTGAATCGAGCGGGAGACACTGGATAGTTGTTCAGTGTGGCGATAGGTCGAATGTTAGTAAGAGACTTTAACGTGGCGATATCATTCATAGTTGCCTCAGACGCTATGCAGGGCTGTGAGAGTTTTATCCATGAGCTTCGTAACATCCTTCGGTAGCGTTCGACCAGTCATGTGGAACGCAAAGGCCTCTGCAAAAAACTCCTCCGGTTTTGAAAGGGAATATTCGGAAATATCGGGTTTCGACTCAACGAGAGTTGCCCGCTTAGGCCACATCGAGGCAAACTTCTCTGTGTCCTCAACGTGCAGAATATCCAGCGAGTAGCTGTCCATCTTGTGGTAGCGCTTGTAGTGCGACAGGACTTCGCGGAACACAAGACGGCTTTCGTCATCCTGTTCTTTGTAGAAGTCACTGAGATTGCCCGCGAACTGTAGCAGCTCGTCAAGCATAGGCTCCAAACGATCTTTCAGGATGTTGGACAGCTCAAGACGCTTGTGATACATCTTGATCCAACGTGCCTTGTAACGGACGTCGAGCATCTTGTACCATACGGCGTGAGCGTACTCGTGGAACAGAACGTATTCGTTGTACTTGGCGTCCTCGAAAGTCTCAGGGAACAGTTCAACGCTATCCCACACGTCACTCATCTTGCGGCGGAACTTGTAACAACCAGCATACTTACCGCGCTTGGGAAGAATACGCATGGTAGTGAACGGGAAGACGTTGAGGTTCAGCTCCAACATGCGATCATACGTCTTGCGCAACGCTGCTTTGAGAGCCTTCCTTTCTTTTTCTTCTAGGGTGCGGAAGAACAGCATTTCGCCGTACTTGGACGCTACGGAGGAAACGAAGGGTTCAATCTTCACACCGAACGCAGAACCACCGACACGAGGCTTGGTGCCGAGGTTGGCGACCAGTGTGGATTCGTCGTACTCGATATGCTTAGGCTCATCATCAGCCAGCGTAGAGTCTAGGACAGCACGGTTACGTTCTGGGTTAATGGCCAAGGCAAGCGCGTGCTTATTGCCTTGGCGAACGATGATGTAGCTGTCCTTGTCGATGGGCATACCAGCGCTTGGGCTGGCAACCATCTTCTTCTTTTTCTTCTTCAACTTTTCAACCTTGGCCATTATCGCGCTCCACCTGTACCGATTACGCTGTAGTAGCCGCGCAATGCTGGAATGTATTTGCTGTTATCGAACACCGGGTTCGGGATTGGGTCATGTGAATACATCAGGTCCAGGCCGCCTTCGGCAGGGCACTTGATAGTAGTCAGATTGTGCTTGTCGCACATACGCTCCATGTACATAACGGTGTACATGGGATCAAACTTGATTTGGTTCTCGACGATATGTCGGCCGAACATATAAACGCCAGCACCCACTGTACGAGAATCTTTTTGTGTCATCTGAAATCCGGTANCCTCCCTACATCCAAACACCACCCATNNCCTCGACGCACTTCATACCTAGGTAAGTGCATATACTTTCAAAGTCAGGTCTGTTGCTGTTGAAGTAGGCATACGGTTGACAGATAGCGTTAAGCAGATCGATACGTGCTACGGACAGGCTTTCGTACACCTCTTCCGAACTCAGCTTGGAGCTGGGAAACAGGACGTCGATCGGGTAGCTGATAGTTTGCTTGTCCATGTCACTTGCCCTTCTTTTTGGGTTTGAATGGTACCCATTGGTTAGAACGCAGACCCGACTTCAATGTGTACAGTCGAACAACGCTCTGGTTTTGGGTGATGCCGACAATATAGTAACCAACGTAGTCGTCATCGGTACGCTTCATCAGCTTATCTAGGCTCTGCGACTTGCGGTGCCTTGCTGATATCACGCTTCTTGGTGATGGCGTACATCATGTAGTCTTGTGCTAGCCACTTGTCCATGATGGAGAACATATCATCAGGTAGCGCATACTGCATTTCACCGCTCTCTCCGATGCGGTAGAAGAACGTGTTGGCTCCACCCTTGCCTACAAGATACGGAATGCCGCTCTGCATTGCGAGACATTGCCACTGATGATTCTCACGCATGTTTGGTGGAAGGTCNTCTTCCAACTTCCACAGCGCTCGTACTTGCTTTCGCAGCAGTCGAAGTTCGCGCATGACTAATCCTTGATTGCGATAAACGCGGCAAAGTTGAGGTTACGCCAGAAGCACTCAACGCGGCGGAATCCAGCAGAGTGCAACATATCCATGTTGTGTTCGTGACTCACCGGTACCTGAACACCTTCTAGTGATGCACGCTTACGCTCAATGTCTTCCCAGCTATATCCGTTGTCGTGCTTAAGGTTGTGGTACTCTTTGACCAGTAGCTCTTGAGTCAACGCAGAGTTACCGAGCACCTTCTCAACCATGATGAATGCACCGCCAGATGGCAGACCATCGAAAATACCTTGGATGATGCTCTGGCGAAAATTGATCGGCACGAAGATCAGAGTGAGTACAGCAAGGACCAACGATGCAGGTTGTGTGTTTGCCATTTCCCAACCAGACACCAGATTATAAATGTCTTTGGTGTTCTGGCGCAGATCGAAGTCACGAACAAACACGTTCTGATTATCATGGAATCGATGCAACAACTCATTACGCATCGGCTCACTGATTTCACACAACAAGAACCGAGTGTTAGGGAATGCTTGGATCAGCGCTGCACTAGATTCACCACGACTAGCACCCAAGTCGATCACACGGTTGCGATCATTGATGAAGTTGCGACCAAGGCGGAACACCAAATCACGCATCTGCAAATACCCAGGAATTGACCTCTCCAACATCGAATCGAATTTTTTGGTGACGTCCTCGTTGAACTCCCAACGCTCTCCGGGAATATGGTCATCTGGAAGTTGAATGGTCATAGTAAACTCCATAAGATAGGCAGTCAAAGTATGTGTGACTATGTGATGAATTTACAGTTTTAGGAGGCCATAAAAAGGGAGCACGAAGACTCCCTTGTTGTTACGCTAGCAGCTTGTTTCTGAACCACTTCGACAGAAGGTTCTTCTCGCCGATCACTACAGGCAGAGACTCATGCTCAGTGTACGGGTTTACCTCGCCAGTTACGGTAAGATTGTTCCACGCTACGAGCATGCCGCGCTTCGGTTTGACCTTGATATCGAGTAGCGGGAAGTAGGTCTCACCGCCATCGAAATCGTCGTTCAGGTATACGATCAGCGTCCAGGTGCGCTGCCCCTCAGCCTCGATGCGAGCTTGTTGCGTCTCGGGATTGTGGTAATCGTGATGGGCAGCGAAGTGTTCGTTCGGACCGTAGCGATGGACTTGCATCGGATCGCTGTTGAGTTCTGGGTGTCNATACATAGCATGAAGCATGCCGTGGACTTCTTGCACAACCCGATGATCGGACTCCGAACTCAGATAAGAGGTACGGCTGCTCCTTACGGAAACGTCGATCTTGGTTGTGTTGTTCTTATCTCCAATACGGCTTGGAGCCATACTGAGAGTTGCTTCGTCGATAAGCGTCTGGCATTGTTCCGCCGTTAGAAAATCGTCGACCTTAAACATCTGCACGAGGCTATGATCGGTTATATGTTCTAGGGTACGGTAGGACAGCAGAGGTATCTCATTGACGAGCGAGTGCATAGTGAAATTCCTGTTTATTGGACGGAACAAAAAGGGCGAGGTTAGTCGCCCTTTTTGTAGCTCACTTAGGCCGGATCAGCAGGATCAGCCGGGTCAGCCGGATCGAACATGGCCGGATCAGCAGGATCAGCCGGGTCGAACATTGCAGGATCAGCAGGATCGAATTTGAACATGGTGTTCTCCTTACGTTTTGAAATGGCGGAAACACCGCCGGTTTGGGTAAAACGCTCACTATCACTCAAGCAATGCTAAATTAGCAAGCTCGATTGCGTAATGCGTATGTCTTCTTTACAGTTTTCCCGCAATCACATCGTTGAAGATGCCAACGACGGAACGAAGATTGCGAGTGTTCCAGTCCGATACAAGCAAACGCTCAGCAAAGATTCCGCTGATGTTTGAATCGCCTAACTGGAAATTCTGATGGCCACGTACCTTGCAACGCTTGCGATACTCAGGCCATGCCTTGTTGTAGAAGGACTTCTGAGGAGCATTGATCTTCTTGAAGTCAGTCTCCATCTGCAATTCGGAGTACATGCGGCTGAACTCGAAGAACGGCAGGTGTGCGTACATACCACGCTTGAACGCTTCGCGCTTAACGAGTTCGTTTTGCGAGAGTGTTCTACGGAATGCTTTGCGACGTACTTCCATAACAAGGTCTTTACAGTGCATGGAGTAGCTCTTACTCATCAGGAAGTAAGAGTCACCACCAAGACCGAACACCAGATGCTTGGCTTTACCTTTCACACTGTTGATGCCAGTATACAACGGCCACGAGCATTCAATCTCACTCTTACCTGTAAGCCCGAGTCGCTTGATTGCAAACTTGACCCACTTCTTCAGGTGCGCTTCGCTGGTGTCGAGTACGATCGGGTAGAACTCCAGACCGAAAACTTCGGCTGCATGACGGGCAGACTTGAAGTCGGCACTCTCATGGGTGTCCAGAGTAAACGACGCAATGGACACGTTCAGCCCAAGATCGATACACGCGAACAGACATACGTGGCTATCGATACCACCCGACATAAACACGATCACGGGCTCGTCTTTCGGAATCCAGTGCAGCGTGTCCATTGCAGCTTTACGCACGTCCACCGGAGAGGCATGACTAGCAGTAACAGCGCTGCGGACCTTAGCCCGCATCTTCTCCGTGCTCATAACTTCTCCAGAATATTGCGTCGAAGGGCTGCAACGATGTGGTACATATAGCTCATGTGGTCTCCACTAAGAAAGATAGAACAAAAAATATATGCAGTAACCATGTAATACATCGATCTGTGCTAATTTGACGCTATACACAGGAGATTGATATGACAGGGTACTTTGCAGTAAATAAACTAACACAAGAAGAATTTATTAGTCGAGCGAAGAAACTCCACAAAGAAAAGTTTTCGTATAAAAAAGTTGTTTACGACGGACAAAAGAAAAAAGTAGTTATAGGGTGTAGAGCCTGCAGAAAGTGGTTCTCTGTTACGCCAGGTGTACACCTAAGAAAGAAAGGAAAAGGAGGCTGCATGTTGTGTCTTGTTAAAGCCAAGGCACAAGCCAGATGGGAAAGAGCATCTTCGGAATTCACTAAAAAAGCCAGAGACATTCACGGAGAACTGTACGATTATTCAAAGGTAGAGTATAAGACGGCTAGAACAAAAATTGAGATTTTGTGCAGAGAATGTGATGTGACATTCCTGCAAATTCCAAACTCACACCTTAACGGCAGTGGATGCCCACATTGTTGCCGTCCGCATGCACATTCAAAATCTTCGATTAAATGGCTGGAATACGAGGCTAAAAAGAGGCGTATAAAAATCAGACATGCTCGAAATGGTGGTGAGTTTCAAATACCCGGAACTAGATATAGAGCGGATGGGTACCATGCAACGTCAAAAACTATATTTGAGTTCTACGGAGACGTTTATCATGGAAATCCTAAGAAGTACAAACCACGTAGCAGACCTCACCCGCACAACGATAGGACGGCAGCTTCTTTATACAAAGAAACAATGAAGCGAGAGGAAATGCTACGTAGTTTAGGTTACAACGTAGTAACGATGTGGCAATCAGATTTTAAGCAACTTGTTAGAGAAGGTGTTATTTAAAGTTTCTCCAGAATGTGAGTTCTAATAGCTTTTGCGATGTGGTACATCATTAAAGGCGGAACGCTTCGACCGATTCGCTCAAACTGCTGCTTGTACGTACCGGTAAACACGAAGTCCTCTGGGAAGGTGAAAATCTTCTTGAGTTCTTCGATGGTGTACTTGCGACGTTCGCCTTCCATTGTTTCAACGAAGCCGCCAGTAGAGAACCCAGCAGTCTCGCTGTTGGTTCCGTCTGATGCTACGATGGTTGGCGAAGGGATCGACGCGGGTACGTACTTGATATCACCACGATACTTCGACTTGACGTAGGCAATGTGAGGTAGAACATCGTTTACGTTGATGACGTACGGTTTGGCTTTAGGGAATACAGGAGTAAATCCTTTCTTCACCAGATCGTTACGAACACCTACGAAGATGATTCGTTCGCGTGCTTGTGGTACACCGAGATAAGCGGCGTTTCAACACTTGAGCGCGAACGTCATAACCGAGCGCTTTCAGGATCACGCAGGATTTCAACGAAGTAACCCTTAGCGTCACCCTCAACCATACCCTTCACGTTCTCACAAACGAAGACCTTGGGCATGAACTCTGCGATCTTGCGCATTTCCTCGTAGAAGAGGTCATCGGTGCGCTGGTAGACGTTCTCCGAATACAGCTTCTCTTTGCCCCAGTCGTCACTGCGCGTACCTGCAGAACTGAAGGACTTACATGGCGGAGAACCTTCGGAGAAGTCCAACTGGCCGCGCTTTAGCTTGTGCTCTTTGCGAACAGCTTCCCAGTCAACTTGACGAATATCACTGTCAAGGACGATGGTACCTTTGTGGTTCGCTCGATACGTTTCTACGGCAGGCTTGATGAACTCGGTTGCAACGAGAACTTGAACGCCCGCCATCTTAACACCAGTGGAGCTGCCGCCACATCCGCTAAAAGTGCTGATACCTTTGAATTGCTTAGGCAGAGCGTTGATACGCTTCATCGAAGGTATCTTGGTGATCTTTTTCTCTGTCATTTAAAACTTCCTGTAAGGCCGACCGTTATAATCGAAGTGAAGGTCTTGTTCTGGTGGCTGTACGTAGTCGATCACAACATCCGGAAACTCGTCACCACGTTCAATCAATTCGATACTCTTGATTTTTGGATTTTTGGCAATCAGAGTTTGAATAACATTCTGAACATCGTGTCCTCCAATCATAGCTCGACGAATCAATTCAACATTAAGGTCGGCCATACCTAACTCACTTTTTGGATTTCTTTTTCTTCGGCTTGTCAGCCTTGTTAGCTTTCTTAGCCTTGGCTTCCGCTTTGGCTTTGCTCAGCTTAGGAGCTTTCGGCTCTGGCTTGGCAGGCTTCTTCGGAGTCTTGCTGCTGTTGAACTGGAACTTGCACTTTGGGCAAGTGTGCTCAAACTCGAAGCTGTCTTCACCATACTCTTGGAACGACTCGCCGCTGTCTTCATCGTCTTCATCAGCAGACGTGCTGCCTTTGCTAACGGTAGGCATCTTAGGCAGAAGATTGCGAACGCTCAACGGGTCAAGACCGACAAGCTCGATATCGAACGTCTTGCCTGCATCCAGCTTTTCGAGCAGTACACCCAGCTTGGATTTGTCGAAGTCACCACCGTGCGCGTTCGCTGCAATGTTTGCTGCCATCTCGGCTTTCTTGTCGCTCCACTCAACGATGCGGAGCGGGATACGCAGAGTACCTGCGCTGGTCTTTGCGATGATATGACCTTCTTCGACAGTACCGAACTCATCACGAATCGGCTTGGTGACGATTTTGGTCTTTACGCCTTTGTCACGCAGAGGCTTGAGGCGTTGGTGGCCGGAAATCAGGTTCTTCGTCTTGCGGTTGAACACAACACCAGACAAGTCACCGTACGTGGTCATGGACTTGTGCAGGTTGTCGAGGCGCTTAGCGCTGATTACGCGCGGGTTGTAGTTAGCCTCCCGCAGGTCCTTGATTTGCAATGACATTTACTTCACCTTTTTAACTGGAAGGCCATATGTGGAATAACAAGAGGTAGCGATACCATCAGTCGAAGTTGCGACTAAGCATTCGATACCGTCTCGAGGAGAATATGTTTGGTAATGCACTGTAGCAGATGAAAGCCAGCGCGTACCGAGAATGATCAGGAATATGATCAGCAACAAGACAACCAACACACCCATCGTATTGATTGCGTCACTTAGCTTGGGTAAACTAGGCTTGGCCATTGGACTGCTCCGCAAACTCGATAATGCCTTCACCGAACAGCGAGCAGTAAAGAGGACGTTTCTTACCGTCATGCGGCAAGAAACGAATCGAAACGCCGCAATTGCTCAGCACGGATTTCAACGCATCTTCCGCACTATCAGGAGTGAACTCTTGGTAGAACTCATCCCGTGTCAGACCTTGACGAATACGACCAAGACCCAAGCTCTTTAGGATAACGTGAGCGAACTCCGCGACAGGTGTCTTGTAGTACACATGAATCTGCTTGCGATTGGCGACAGGCGTGATCATCATGTGCAGAATGGTTCGGCTAAGTTCAGCAGCCAACCCAATGGCAGTCGAAGGAGTCAGGTGAAGGAATTGGCCATTGGTCATGCACTCTGCGTACGGAGCAGTACGAGGGTTAGTCAGTCGCAGAGTATGATGACGTCCCCAAGGAGATGGGATCACGTTGAAGTCTTCCCGATTCAGAGTGATTTCCTGCGAGCCGTGCTCAGTCTGAATGCGGATGCAAAGTCCGTGATCGATATGCTCCGCGAACTCCGAGCTTTCTTCCACTGTATGGAAACTGAACTCCAAAGATGCGTGATACCCCTGAACGTTTTTGTGTTGTACGGGTTTGCGGTTTCCGTACCAGTATGTGTTGGTCATTGCTTTGACTCGATGTTGGTATACGTGTTCTTTACACTTTTAAATAGCCACTCCTAGTTCTTCGCGCATGATTCGCAGACACTCGTCCTTCTTCATATACGCCCAATTCTTCGGTAGCGGTATGCGCTTGCCGCTGCCTGTCAACAGAAGCAAACAAAACTTGTAACCACGCTCGTGGCACGCAATAGCCTTGGCTTGGTTCATACTCCAGCCGCGCTTCTTGCGATTGAGCAGGCCCATTGTGGCTTTGCTTTTGACTTCGACGATGATGTTGTGATTACGGATGAAAATGTCTGGCATGTATGTGCGCCAGCGTTTGCGGTACTTGTATCGAATCTTCAAACCATCGCCGAACTCGCATTCGGTGAGAATGTCTTTCGGGTCAAATCCAGCAGCCACTAGATAGTCCAGTGCCTGACGCTCGTAACCTTGAACAGTCAACTGACGACCGTAGAACTCGTAGTGGTACTGCTTGTACTTGTCGCGTCCGCGTTGACGGCGTTTCACTGTGGTCTTTGCCTTAATGCCGAATAAGCCTATCATGGCGATTTCCTCCATACTATGATGGAGTGAAATTAGCCACTTTGGCCGAATGGTTGATAGGTTCGGTTTACACTTATTGGAGACAAAAAGAAGGCAACCCGAAGGCTGCCTAAGAAACGCACAGGAGGATTTCTGGTTGTAGAGCCGTATCTAAAACTCTACCTTCTTTTTCTATATCGAATGGTAGGATAGGGTAGATGCGAGAAATTGCTTCAACCCACCTCTCATAAGATTCCTTTGGAACATCAGAACTATTGACAGCTAAGAGCACTTCAGGTGCATCTATGTCTCCGCATTCCAGAATGAGTTTTAGTTGGTAAAGCTCTCTTTCATTGCGGGCGCTTTCCTTATTAAGGTCGTAGGCCACGACAACTAGGCCGCACTTAGAGTGCTGGTAGTTTGAATATTCCGTTTCAGTGATAGTGAGTCGTACTTTGGTTCTGTGTGCAGATCGGTACAAGGCATTCCGCAGCATCACTCCAATGCGACTTCCGGTCGATACAATTTTAACGTCCATTTCTTCCACTCGAATGCGAATTGCCTGTCTCTCAGTCACACATGGATGCTAGCAGGTAATACCCCAAGGGCGCTCAAGAGGTATAGCACTGCCAGCACTATTAGGACGATCCTCAAAACCTTGGCCATCTGGATATTGACAGGCAGAAGCCCAATCAGGTACCAGATAAGCAAGAAGATGAGGATCGCAACCAGTAGACCAACGAGAGACATGGCGGTTAGACCTGTCCGGTCAATACACGGTTGTTGTAACTGTTCAGAACATCAGCTTCTTCATCGGAAATGGTTCCGTCCTCAGGCTTTAGCGATATGTGCTTTTGCCCGTTGGCTTCTTCCGCAACGAAAGTCACGAAACGGTCGTTGTTCCGATAGAGGATAACAGACGAACTGCCTTCAACCAGTTTGTTGTACGCGCTTTCGCACGCTTCTTTGATATTCAGTTCCTCGTCGCGGTTACCGTCGTATTCGAGGGCATAGTCTCGAGGATACTGTTCTTCTTCCTTCTTCTGCTGTTCTTCCTGAGCGGAAGGTTGCAGTTCACGAACGTCGTGGTTCTCTGGGTATTCCGGCAGAGGAACACCACCACCATGAGTTCCTGACGGTTGAGCGTTGCCAGTTGCTGCAACACGGGGAGTTGCAGAACCTGCTGCAATACCTTGAACACCTTGGGTACCCTCAGTGTGATATGCAGTAGGAACTTCGGCAGACGGGTCTTTATCTGCTTCCTTGGTGGTATCTACGTGAACGGTAATCTCGTTGTTTTGAGGTTCCGCCTTTTCACTGGTGTCAGTATCTTCCAGATGTTCTTGGTGATACTTCTGCTCAGTCTCCGCAGGATGTGCAGCTTTATAAGCCTGCTCCTCGGTTTTCTTTTTGGTTTCTTCTTGCTTCGCTTGCGCGTCGTCGTTCTGCTTATTAGCCATAATACTATCCTCTTGTGTGAAAACAAGGGAGTCTTATTGCTCCCAATATATTAGACAACAAGAAGTTCAACAAAGTTCAAAAAGGCGACGAACGGTAAAACGAAAAAGGGCCTCCGAGGAGACCCTTAATTGTACCTGTGTAACAGCGCTAGGCCATTAGCGAGCCTTGCGGACTTGGCCTGTCAGGATGCGACGTGTGATAGCTTCGAAGGCTGTGACTTCATCATCGCGCAGATCATCGTGGCGAGTGCCAGAAACGAGGTACTGCCCGCTTGCTTCTTGGCGAGTCAGCGTGGCGATAACCACGTCACTGCGAACGACCTGCACTTCTTCGTTGTTCAGCAGTTGCTCGAAAGCGGTCTCGAACACCTCTGCGGTATCACCAACGGGAAGAATCGATTCACCACCAGCTTCTACGCGGTAGGCTTGAACTTCACCTTCTTCGGTAGTAAGTGGTTGAGCGTACTGCTCGTTCAGGGTTGGTTGATCCTCGTTGGGTTCTTCTGTAGGTTCGTCACTGCCTTCAGAGTCTTCGTCGTTGTCCGAAGTGTCTGTATCTTCACCAGACTGCGCTGCTTCTTCGGGCTTCTCATCCAACTGTTCAGGCTGTTCCGCGGATTGAGCGGTCAACGGTTCAGGCGTCTCTACTTCTTCTACGGAGTTCTGTTCTTCGCCGAGAGCCACGTGATCTTCGGATTTGACTTCGGACTCCTCTTTCTTGTGAGTCAGAGTACCTTGGAAGACACGACCGTCTTTCAGCTTGGTCTCGAACAGATAGTCGCCCGATTCGTAGTCTGCACGGAAAGCCAGCGATGACAGATCACCGAGTACGACCTCTTCCTTAGTAGTCAGGTTACGGCAGTACATCGCGTTGGCCTGGGAAATGGAAAGCTCACGGCCTTTGTTGTCGCGCTGAACGTACTGGTTGTAGGAATGAGTACCGTCAGAAGACGTGTTACCGGTGAACTCGAAAGTGGACTGGAGTGCTTTCTTGGACATGATGGTTTCCTGCTTTGTTTGTGTTAGAGAAAATTACAAGAGAAACGAAAAAGGGCTGCCGAAGCAACCCTTATCGTGGACGAGAACGTTCTCGTCTGCTGTAACTTATGGCTTCACCTAGAGTGGCAAAGTCTTTTGGATAGAGCAAGCGCTGTACCCAATTTCTCCGAACATCGACCCGCATGCCTGGACTATCTGGATGCCAGAGCCTAAGATTACGAGTCTCGAAAAACTTTTTTAGCTTTTCCATGGCAACACCAATGAATGCTCACTCGACAACACACTCAGACTTTCTGGTACCGGATCGTCCGAGTGTACTGCACGGCTGCGCACTCTAGTAGGCCCGAGCGACCCGCACGTGACGGATACTATAGTAGGCTGCCCAGCTTGGCGGCCCTTACTCAGGCAGTGAACAACTTACGGAACCTAGCGGAGCTCCGTCGTACCACTACGCAACTAACAAGACCCGCTAGAGTAATGACAGTCGCTTCTGTATCAACGAGGCAGGTGGTCTGATCCTCGAGGCCGAACAACTTGGTTCGGGTTATACGTACCGCAGTACGTTTCGTGCCATTTAAAGTCCGGCAACTCATCAGTAACTAGGACTCAACACATCATAACAGGAACAGGGATACCAAGCTCAGCGCAGCGTTCCTCCAGCTTCTTCTGCGCTTCTTGGAACTGACGCACGGCATCAAAAGTGAATTGCCGATCGCGTGTAGTAGAAGGGCGAGTTAGCTTAACGAGGCTTAGCATTCTTGGTATCCTTGCGAAGCATTGCTTGCTTGTACTTACCGGTCAGGTACTCAGGCTCAACGTCGATCACTGGACCTCCGAGCGGAGTGTAACCTTGCTTAATGAAGTGATTCACGGCATTAGCAAGATCAGTCGCAGAGTTGGAGTCAACGATGATGTACTTGTCTTCCATACGAACCTCAAAATGGTGGGCCCAACAGGACTCGAACCTGTGACCAAAGAATTATGAGTTCTCTGCTCTAACCAACTGAGCTATAGGCCCAAATCGTGGTTTCGTTATCATCGCCGAAGGGAAACGTGCAACCCTAACATCGACTAACAATAACAGCTTGTCACTATTCGCCCTTCGCCTCCGCGAACGGTCAGCGAGGTTTTAACGTTTCCCAGTAATCCACCACGAGCTTGCTGGGTTTTAAATGGTCGACTCCGATCGGACTTGAACCCGACGGCCTCTTGCGTGACAGGCAAGCGTTCTAACCAACTGAACTACGGAGCCGAATTTTTATTGGGTTTCAGTTTAGAACTACCAAAACTCGATGCGTAAGATTCAACAAACTTCTCGGTTCGTTTAGCAATCAATTCGCGCTTTTCAGGAGTGTCTGTGGATGCGTCTAATGCTGCTTTGAATTTCAAAAGCCCGGAGATAGACATTACACTCCCCTTAAATGGTAGGACGTCTGGGACTCGAACCCAGGACCCTCTGATTAAAAGTCAGATGCTCTAACCAACTGAGCTAACGTCCTATGTACTTTGCTTTACAGTTTGCCACGTAGCGTGTGGCACCCGGTCAGATCACGCACGTCATCCTTCGATCAGCCCAGACTAACCACCCAACTGTGATTACCTAAATCCAGATTGAACGTCTTCAAACGCCCCCAGGAGTTTCTTGTCGGAAAGAAAGGGTAGCGCTCTGACTGCCTCAGTTACCTTGGAAACCCATCCGCGCACTGTGGGCCGACGCGGTCACACCCCAGTCAGGAGACTTTAGCGACGAAGCAAGGGACGCATGTGCAGAAAGCGAGCGATGCCCTTGCAGTACAGAGGTAAAGAACACACTACACAGTAACCTGCTTGTGCCAAGATGAGGATGCCATCACTACGCTGAACGTAGAGATACCAGTATCCTATCAAGAAGTATACGGCGCTTACCGTAAGCAACCACAAAGTTCGGCGACTAATGGGCATATTGTTTTCCTCATTGCATTCAAGGGTAATCTTCCCAGATTAACTTTGGATACAATCAGTAGGGGATACAAGTGCGAACTGTCATCACAGAACCGAGATGGCGGCGGTAATGTATAGATGAGCCAAGCTGGTGGCATCGCTGTTTACCGAACAGGCGGAGTCTGGAAACCCGGTCGGCGTACTCGTATCGTCAGCATCCCACTACAGGTAGCGGGTTTGTAAGGGTGCCCGAACTCGAAAGCAACAAGAAGGTAGACGGTAGTCTGCGGTATGCCTGTGCTATTGCACAAGAATCGAAATCGGTGATCCGTTCTCTATCCGTGCTAGGGTAGGCTTCCTTGCTATGATCAAATCTTCTCAGAGGAAAGTCGAGTTCAGGCAATTAGGTGTCAACTTGATAACTGGACAAGCTAGGTATAAAGGACAGCGGAACTCGAACATTAGATTCCTCCTGTGCGTCAGGTGTATATCTGCAATTCGCTCAAGCCGTCTAGCTGATGTTCTTTCTTGCCGTCGTTATCAAGTTGACGAAAATAGCCGCTGTTCCGAAGAACCGAGTGAACCTACAGAGGAGAGGGTATGGCGGGACCCTGCTCTGTAGTGCGGCGCGCATCAACCGGAGTTCGTCAACCCAGTTGGTGGTCACTCTAAACGTCGTACCTGGATGAACTCAGGGCATAGGCATGCACGTTTGGACACGCCCCTATGGTTCCGCAATTCATGTGTTAACCTCAGCAGGAACATTCCGAGGCACGGGGGGCAGGCCGTCACACTAGGAAGCAACTCACGTCGATGTGAGCCATCCGTCGCAGACCCTAAACGGGTTTCGCAGGCTTTTCACCTGAGCTTTCGCTTGTGGACTTGCACCACTCATCAGTGCGATTCTAAGAAAGGCCGATGCAGTCTGCTGCGAAGGTGCGACAACGATCGCGCCCACATCGGCCTTTCTGTACAACAGATTCGGGTTCCGCACTCTTATTGTTTCTTGGCGGGAAGGGCGATCCGGAACATCAACCCTACCCGATTCATATTCGATAGTCCAGGCGACGGGCCGTAGCCCAAAGAGAAGTTGTGGCGCCGTGCTGTAAGTTCGTTTCCGGGAACTTGTGGGTCATAGGCGCAGTGGATGATTCTGGTCTATCGAGAACGTACAATTCATGTGTACGGATTATGTATTGCTCAACGTGCAAGTCAACAGGCGGAACGGACACGCACTGCAATGTGATCATCAAACAAACATAGGCAAGCATACGATTCCCTTAATGCTTACGAAATTCGAGCCGGTTACTTTTACCGGAAAGCCAAGCTATTTCCTTAGCGAAGTGGGACGAGCACTCGCTAGTGGACCACACGGCAAGAGGACGAGTCAGTCCGCATGGCGAAACAGCAGTCGCGCTACTAACTGCTATCTTATCCCGAAGTGTATCCCACCTATCGGGGTCGGTCGGCGCCGCGCGAAGAAGGACGAGGACTTAACGCGGCGCAACGGGATTCAGTTTGTTGATGAAGGCATGTGCCGCATCAAACTTCTGTCTGTTCAGGTGATACGGCTTCGCAATTGGACTTACGCGCCAGTAACCTTCTCGGTATACTATGTGAGGCTTGTTAGCTACAACAGGTCGGATAGAGGCATTACTAAACATAACACCAACTCCTTTGATATGGTGCCGGCTGAGGGACTCGAACCCACAAACATCTTGATTACAAGTCAAGCGCTCTACCAATTGGAGCTAAGCCGGCAAAAAGACCACCGTGATTCCAGGGGGAGGGTAGCAGACTAGCTAGGGCGGCAGTCTGCAAAAATCACGGTAGTCAAACTGAAACTGATATGAATACTTCACAGTTTCCTCATATCAGTTTTGCTTGCTATAGAATTAGCATTTTTCCTCAAGCACCCCGCATGCAGATGATCCAGTCTTCTGCAAGCACGGCATCCTGAGAAACTTGCCAGACTTGGCAGTGGTTTGCTCCAGCCTTAATGTCGATATGAGGAGCGTAGACAATCTCGGTACCTTCGGGATAGATACCAAGCAGGGGTGCTCGATTCACAACGAACTGAGAGCCTGGCACCAAATAGATGAAGGTGTCAGGTGCCCAGGATTCACGACGTACACGGAAGCCATTCTTGAGAGCTTCGAGCGCAATGCCAAACTTCACTTGCTCGCCAGAGATTGTGTAGTCCTCGAAACGGGTCGCACCTTCCAAGTCTTGCTTGCGACGAACCAAGGCACAGCGAATAGTCAGCGCGTAACCTATGTTCGGACTTTGCTGCAAAGTCATATCGCGGACGATAATCGCAGTAGCGCCGCTGTTCGCGTTCTGAATCTGACGAAGTAGGCCGGATGATATTTCACGCAGGTCTTCGGTGTTGGCACGCTGCTCCATGAACGGCGTGTAATGTGGAACTCGCTGCTCCCCATGTTCGTCTTCGTAAAAACCAACTTCACCTTCCGTGTGGACTTCAACAGCAAGACCAAGCGGTTTCAGAATGTCTTTGATTTCTTTTTCGGTAAGTGTCTGGTACATAGGTAGCTCCTGTTAGTCTCTGCCATAAGTAGGCAATGTGAGTAGATCGACACCCATCACAAACTTGTAGAAAGCACGACTTGGTGGAATACCAAGAGCCAAGTATGCGATGTATCCTTCGGGCCAAGCCCATCCGTCGAGTTCGTACTCTGCGTTTCCGTTAGATTCACCAGTCAACCGATTAGTGGACATACCGCGATAGGTATTTCGCTTCACGTCCGAACTCAATTGGAGAAGCGTCAGCTTGCCGATGAACGCGATCTTGTCGTAACCTTCAACATCAAACGCAACAGGCCAAGGAAGACACTCATCAGACGTGTTTTCTTTGTGCTGCCGCCAGTAACCCTCGACGTGCTTCGGAAACGCACAGCCTTCATTCAGATTGTGATATTCGGAAAAACCAGAAGGATAGGAGCGAGAGGTTGAAGGAGGATTCAGTACGATTTCAATATCGCACGTTCCGTTGTTATCCAGAAGTTTGACAGTGCGAATACGGTCTTTGTCGATTTCAAAGCCATGGATGTACATGAGATGGCGCTCTACCGTAGCTTCAATTGGAGCCACTGCTTCTTGAACCCACTTAGTTGCTGTTTCGCGAGGAATGCCGTGGAAGGTAGCTTTCATCTAGTCACCATATAACCGATAGGTTTTCAGACAGGATTAGACGATCCCGAATTAGCGGGAAAGCCATCGATTGGCGAACGCACAGTATGGCGTGTGCGATCACTTCAAGACGTTCCGTTGTCAGGAAACCGATATTCATAACGTGAGACCGGATAACGTCCGTGATTGTTTTCTTGTGCGGAAGTCGAGGCGTTAAGACGCAACGACTGCATATCTGACGATATGTTCCCCACTGAGCCAAATCATGGTACAGCTTTTGCCCAATGTGCAGCGTTCCAAGGATGTTCAGGTAAATGGAGTAGCCGCGATAAATACGACGCGCCTCATCCGTAGAGTTGTTTAGTAGGAACATCAACGGCTGCGCAGCGGCGTAGCGAGGAAACTCCAGAAAAACTGTTTCGCTAAATGATGGGTGCAGAGGCTCATCGTGAACGGTGAAGTTCATTGGATACTGCGGAGATACATACAGACCGAACAGATTGTACAGGTTGGCCGTAAAATGTTGCTTAGCCTCAATGCCCACATCGTGCAACATAAGATGCTTGTGCATCGTGAATGCCGCAACTTCACTGTCAGTCAGACCAACGTGGATAAGATCAGTCATAGAAATACTTAGCCTCGTCCCCGACGAGCGTAGACTTCATGGCGAAGTGCTGCATGACCAAAGTGCGAGCGTAGAAGTCCCACAACCAAACTTCGTACCACCAATAACTGGGACACACGGTAAGATCGATGAATGGCAGGTCGAAGGTTTCTGTGTCCAACGCACCGAGTGTTGTCAGGTCTACGTCTTCCCGATCTATCTGATCGAACAACATGCAACAACGGCTAGCATCAACCTCAGCTTGAGCAAGGTTGAGCACGGTATCGGTCACAACGCCGTTCCAGACATACTCGACAAAATAACCAGCGAGCACCAAGGCTCCGAGGATGAGTACGGTATCCATACTACTCAACTCCGTAGAAGGCATGCAAGATTCCGACGAGAGTCGTGAACACGTAGGTCAACTCACGCGGCAGAAGCAGGTGTGGAATGTAATGCTTGACGTCCTCGGGTTCGACGATCACGCGCTGATAGATATCCGACAACAAAGCGTTTACCACAGGCAGTTCTATTGTGATGAACGGGTCCAGCGCCTGTTTGGCACGAGATACCAGCGAATCGTTCTCGGTGAACAGTAGCTTGGGGCTGGACACCTGAGCTTGTTTGACTGCCGCTCTGTATTCTTCTCGGCAGATCAGCTGGACACCGTGACCTTGATCGTACACCTTGTTCTGGACGCTGATACCGACAATACCAATGAAGATTTCACCGCCAATGAAATGCAGTCGGGCCTGAGAGCGATAGTCGAAGCCAAACTCATCGATCAGCAACTTGGACTTGATCTTGGGTCCGATCAAGTCGAGAGCGTAACAGGCAATGCGAGAGGTGTGTTGCAGACGCTCGAAGGCAGCATGTATGTGCTTGCCGATAGCAGTTCTGCGATTCGGTTCATGAAGGTCGAAGAACTTACCAAAGCGTGGAACCTGACGCTCGGTCAGACGAAGGCCATCTACTTCTTCATCGGACGAAATGAGATACCCGACAGGTACACCGTCGCGATAGTGAATGCTGTGAGCGGCAGGACACATTTCCAACAGAGTTTTGTCGTTTACAACTAGCTGAGAGCCGCGCATGTTTGAAACGGCATCAATGATAGCCCTGTCGGAAATGCGAATGTAGATACCCATGTTTGTATTCCTTGTGTGCAAACTTTTTCTTGTATTCACACTTTTTTCGGCGAAAATCGGCGGGGCGCGCGCAACATGCTTTTGGTATGTGAGCGCCAGCTCGATTGACCTCACGTGTGAGCGAAGCGAACGGAGACACGAAGTGGCTCCTTCCTCCTGAAAGAGAAAATGAAATAGAGGGCGAAGCCCTCGGTATGAGCGTAGCGAATACCCATAACCAACGTTACAAGTCTGCAAGGGCGCTGATCAACATCAAGTAACCTCAGTTACCTGTTCGTCCTCAGTTACCCACGTTCAATCCTTCGCAGGTGACCTGTTCACAAGGTGAAATCAGGAAACAGACTTTGGCCGCGATTAATAAGCTCACGTGGCTTACGTCTACTCACTGTTCTAATGAACAGACGTAAAACACAGGCTTTCGATCAGCGTCCTTGCCATTGCGAGATTGTCGAACATGCGGTGCTGCGCACCAGCGCCTGCGGCGCTTAGCATGTTGTCTAATTCGGAAAAGGCATTTCGCTGGCGCTTCATGCCTTTGCGAGCTTTGCTCGCTCCGTCCACGCTTAGTCTCTTTCGAGACACATTCCGTGAGCGACGAAGTTTGAGAGATAATCTTGGACATGAGGGACGAATTGGAGAAGTGACGAACTAACTTCGTGATAGTTGACAGTATCCGTTTCGACCGTTTTCGGCGTTTTGGTTACTTTTTGATCAGGCACGACTGAATACAGCTAAATCGCCAAATCAACTTTTGAACCTGCAGGCATGCGCAGGCAAATCAGGTTTACGCCTAGTGGTCAAAAGCCATCAGGTAGACCACCCAAAAATATTTTTTAAAATCGCTGTTTCACTACTGTTTGCAGCTAACGAAAAACGACCGATTTTACGAGAAACGCGCCTGTAGCAACGTGTAGCGAGCCTACGGCATTACACAGGGTGCTTTTCTTCGCGGTCATCGGTTTTGGACGATGTGGAGAAATACGCCTGCAGCGTTGTCTAACATAAAGAAGGTGATAGAAAACACACACGGCGCTAGATACAAAAAGACCTGCATCAAGTTTCCCAAATGCAGGTCCATGCACGTTTTACGCCTTAGTCTCGTTGTCTGCCTGAGCAAAAACAGCTTCAAGTTCCGCAGAGACTTCCTGGAAAATGTCGGCGAACGACTTGATCCCTTGTTCTTCTGACGCTGCGTGTGCTGCGTGTTTGTGGTTCGCAGCCAACTTCGCGCTGATTTCACCGCGCACTTTGTTCCACACATTGGAGAATCGAGTGCTGTCGTTGCGGCTGATAGCGTCCGCAAGTTCGTCACCTGTCTCACGCGAAAGGAAAGGCATGATGGTGCGAAGCATAACGCTCCGCTTGTTCTTGCCTTTCTTGCGCTTAGCCATTGCGAGCATGTTGCCTGCAATTTTCAGTTCACGTTGTTCCATTATCATTTCCTCTTGTATTGAAACCGGATGACTCCGCTTTTGCAGTTTCCGGATAGTACACGTCCTTCTCCGAGTGTGAAGTCCGTTTGCATTGAGTTCACTTGCTCTGGTATTTGCAAGGTTAGTTCTGCTTCCGTAAAGTTTAGCGCATGTCCAGGTATGGCAGTGATGATCAAGTCGAACGATTCATCACTTACTGGAGCCAGATAGAAGTACGCAGGTAAGTCTTTCCAGCTTTCCATGTGCTGCGTTTGCAACAAGCATAACCGGATCGATTCAAGCATCAGTACATCCTAAACCCGTTAGCTATGTTCCTAAGTGGCTCAGTCGGTTGCAGTACCCGTGTGGATATCTGCCATTGCAACTTCATCTTCGTAGCCGTTTGAGCCACGTCCTTATCGCGCACCTTGAGTACAAGGTTACGATTCTTCACGATCAGGATATCGCCGGGTTCCACTTGGGAAATACTTGGCGGTAAGATGACCGAAATGTCACTGATTGTCGTTAGACGTTCGTAATCGAGCGCGGCTTGTTCTCCGCTAATGTTGGCATACAGCGGAGGCACGTCCAGTTCAAACTCAAGTACGATGTGGGTAAACGAATCACACTTCACTAGGAAGTTTACTTCTCGGCCCGCATAGCTCCGCAGATCAGACACCGTCATAGGTTGGCCGTCGGTTCGCAACAGCTTCTCACCGAGCAACAGCAATAGGTTGTCGCGTATGCTTACCGTAACTGACTTGAAGTATTTCGGTACCACTGTCTTGAACATGACAAAGCCGACTGCATCTGGTGCCGCCTTCTCTATAACGTGCGGCGCCTTTGTGGTGTTGACGTAGTATCCGCTGATCTGCTCAATGTCATAGTTGGTGAACAGGTAACGCTGCTTGCCGTACGCTTTGTAAGGTGGTTGAAAGCCTGTACGGTAACAGACACCGCAGTTGACGCTGCCACCCGGAGCTAGTCCGTCCGCAAACGCTTCGTTGCCTTCTGGCCCGTCAGGTATTTCGTGTGCGAAGTGTGTGTCGTCTCCGCTAACGTTCAGCACCCGATCGTCGGAATCATTGAAGATGCGCTCAGCTACACTGTCGCCGAATATGTCGTCATCCTGAAACGTCATGTGAACGCCAGAACTATCGTCATCCTTCATCGGTATAACTGGTTGGTACGTTCGTGTCACGGCCGTCGTGCATTATCGGACTGGTCGCGCACTTCTCACAAGTACACGGTACTCCGATCTTCTGCTGAATCTGGTAGTATTCGATTTCAACCGCATCAACCCTCAAGCTATTCTCGACTTGTTGGTTGAACGGTGCCACCGTTTCTTCTAACCGTTTCTGCGCGTGCTCATGCGTGTAGTTCCTTGCATGGGTACGGCTAATCGAGTTTGTTCCGCGTTTGATAGCCATGATATTTCCTCGTTACATCACAGTAAATTACACGCCGGAGATACGAACCTTCAGATACTTATTTCGACTCATCATCACAATCGGAGTCAGTACAATGAAAGAACTCCGTATCTTAGCCACTGGACCCAGGCACCGCGAACTTCGCTGTCTCGATCATGCGCGTCCGATATGAGAAGGGTAAGTTTCAATTCAAATGCGAAGGTTCTGCGATGCTGGACGGTCAGCGNCNTCTAAAGGATATGAAGGTCATGCGAGAAGCCCTCGCCGCCTTTGAGACTTACGTGCAGCCTTTGTTTGAGCAGGAGTACGATGCTTTCGTTGCAGAGCGCTTCCAAGCTCGCGGAGGCAAAGGACCTACAATCGAATCCGTCAACTGTATGCTGGGCCGCATGGCTGGAATGAGCGTACATATACCGACGGCCGACTTCTTTACTGCTGGTGTGTGGAAGAACGAGTTCAACCGCAATGCAGACTTGAAGGAAATGTACGAGGACCACAAGGAGCTACGTAAGGATAAGACGAAATCCCACGTAACGATTCACCAAATCGACTCGATGCTTCTTGGTCTGTATCAAGCCTGCAAGCTGCTCGGCATAAAGCCGTTCTCGTTCATCAATACACGTCAAAAGGAAGCGCGGCTTCTGGAAATATTGGACTCCGCACCGCCTCTGACTTGTTTGGCTCCAGCCCTGCCAAAAGTACGGAAAAGTGGGCGACGAAAGCGAAGGAAAGTGTAAAGAGATTCCAGGGATACTAAGGTATCCAAGGAGATTTCTATGAAGCAATGCCCTCTGCATGACAAGTATAAATTCCGCACCGCTTGTCGGATTGAAACCTGCAAGATGTACAACGANCNAANNCCNNANNAGTGCCTTGCTTTGGATACCACGTTCGCAAGTAACGATAAAACGCTGAGTGACGCCGAGCTTATAATCTATAAGTTTCCAGGTATGAGCCAGCGCGAAGTTTCGACTATTCGGAAGCGTGCCGTTAACCGCGTGCAAGCCGTCATAGCGTTGAATCAGGTTGTGCAGTACATACGAGGACGCGAGCGTCCAGAAGATGGTCTCAACCGTGCTCTCATGCAACGACTTAGTGGTGACGCCAAGCGTCTGTTGAAGAAGTCGTTCCGATCCAAGCTATTCCGTATCAAGCATCTGGACATAGAAGTCTGGATGATGCCCTTTGTACTCAATCCCGAGTACACCAACAAAGTCGTTCCTGGTTTTGATCGCTTTGCGGTTCATCTGTTGTTTAGATGGACTCCGGGCGAATACAAGACTGTGGTAGACTCTTTAAACGAAGCGAGGAATTTCCGTGGCCAAAGTAAAGTTCACACCCATCACAATCCGTCAAGCCGAGTTGGCAACTGACGACAGCCGTCTGTACGTGCTGAACCGTGCCAACCCTGCAGGCAACATCAACTTCAACGTCACCGACAGCGCTGGTCAGCGTATCGTGATCACCGTTCCGCAGTCTTCCTGCCCGGTCGATCTGTCGAACTTCTCCGAGAAGACTCCTGTTCTGCGCAACCCTGATTTCCGCCGCCTCGTTGCAAAGAACGCAATCGTTCTGATCAACAACGACGAAGCCGAAGCGTTCGTTACCAAGGACCCGCGCGGCATTGCAGAATCGAAGCGCATCTACGGTGTCATCGAAGAAGGCAACGATCTGGAACTGGGCATCGCTGAAATCCATGCTCCGGACAACGCCTCTACTCTGGCTGAGCGCATGGGTGTCGAAGCGACCAACCCGTTCATCCAGTCCATCGTTCTGCGCAGCAAGGAAGAAGACGTTGCTGACCTCATCAGCGAAGTCGATAGCAAGCTGCACACTCTCAACATCGCTGACGTTGAGTACCTGGCCAAGCACGCGCACAGTGCTGACCTCAAGGCATGGGCTAGCGAGCAACTGGAAGACATGCGTTCGTAATCCACACGCAAAAGAAAAGGGAGTCCAAGTGGCTCCCTTTTTATGGTCTGCGGAAAGTTGAATTGGACACCAAAAGAAGGGAGCCCGAAGACTCCCCGTTTTTAAACTTCGTACACCAGCTCTTTAACTCTGTCGATGATGCTCTGATCTGCGTTGTCCGGGTCTACCTTGATCAGCTTGCCTTTCTTATCAAACTCACGCGGTAGCTTTAGGTACTGGTGTGGAATGCCCGCTTCTGCGCAGTGCCTCTTTACCAGATCAGCCATCTTCTTTCCTGCGTTATCGTTATCTGGCAATGAGAAAATCTTCTTGACTCCGAGTGCCTGTAGTAGTTGCATCTTCTTCTCGTCAAACATATTCGCACCGAGAATTGCACATGCTGGAATCTTGTTCTTCATCAATCGAAGCCAGTCACGCGGACCTTCCACAACTACTATGGCGCGGCATCCCCATAGATCGCGCTTGATCATATAGTCGTAGCCGAGTAGTCCGTAGCTTTTTACCCAGTCACCTTTTGTGGTCAGATACGATAGTCCGTTATCCTGCTTCTCGAAGAACGCACGAACACCGCCACGGTATCTTCCGTTTGTGTAAACAGGCAGTACCAGCATCAGTTCGTCTTTCTGTGCGTCGTTGTAGCAGTAGCCGTCAACGCGACTGATTAGCTTGCCTGAGTACGAACGCCACTTGCGCTCTTTCGGCCACGGGATTACCGCATTACCTACCTCATCAAACAGGCGTTGAATCGTTAGGTTGTTCGCGCCCATGAGTTCGATGGCACGCTTGTAAAATCGCGCTTTGCCGCCATCTGTATTCGATTCAAAACGCTGCCACTTCTTGACTGCCTTCAGGTTCGTCTTATCTGCGAACTTGTTCCAACCGCCATACTCACCACAGCCGAAGCAGTAGAACGAACCGATCGGCACATCAGCTTCTCGACTCAAGTTCACTGAACACGACGGCGTGTTCTCATCATGGAAAGGACAGATCACATGGACGTTAGAGCCCATCTGCTTAGTTCGACCACCGTAATGCTGGAGTTCTTCCAGTACGTGGGTCAAATCATCTACAATATCGCCATTGTCTTTAGTTTTAGCCATTGCCCTAGCCCAAAACGTCTAATTTCTGATTGTTTACAGTAAAGGCACCACGCTATGTTTGCTAATCTAAAACCAAAAGCAGCCTTCTCGAATGCGCGAAAGAATGTAATCGCATCGATGTTCGGTAGGATGTACGAAGACACGATGGAGCAAACAATCACAACGCAGTACGGTCGTGGGCCTGAATACCGACCATCTTCGTTTCCGACCTGTTCCATCTTGACAATGTTGAAGCTCGCCAAAGGTGCGAGCAACGGACACTTCGAAGGATCGATGACTGCATCTGGTGGATTCTTCACTTCCGTCGGAACAGCAGCGCACGAAAACATTCAATACTACATAGGCCAGAGCGGCAAGGTGTGGGGTGACTGGAAATGCAAGAATCCCACCTGTCAGAAACGCCACGACGCACAAGACCTGTTCAACGAGAAAGGTGAGTGTTGGCGCAAAGGCATTCTGACTCGCAAGAATACCACCAACAACAAGTGTCCCAAGTGTAAGCACCCGATGGAGTACGTCGAGAAGTGCATCAACTACAAGGGACTCAAAGGTCACATAGATGCCATCGTCAAATTGTCTGGTGGTGGTTGGTGGGTCGCGGACTACAAGACCAGTACCAAGTACCAGATCACGAATGCCAGAAGCAAGCTGCCGCATCGCGCACACTTGAAGCAGATTCCTACTTACTGTTACGTGCTCCAGAAGAAGTACAAGATGAAGATTGCAGGTTTCTCCATCCTGTATCTGAGCCGCGATAATCCGTTCATGTTCCATGAACACGCTGAACTCTGGAACGATCAGTGGATGAAGCGCACCAAGGCTATCATAGCAGGTGAGCGTCGCAAGTTTTCTGCAGGTGTTGCATCATTCCACTCGCGTGNCCNAAAGCATGCCATCAAGCACAAACCGTGCAGTTGTTTGGCGCAGTATGAAAAGGAAATCGACTTCTACGATCCCTGTCCGATGCTGGACGTCTGCTTCAAGCCGGGACTCAACCAGACATTGAAGTTGCTTTTGAAAGCCCTACCCTATACCGACAAGGCACGCGACAAGCTAGTATCTCGTATGCCTCCTGAGGTACTGCCCGTGAAACTACTTGATTGAGGTTTACCATGAAAGTGTCATTCCCTTTGGTTGCAGAAGCCAACACCAATATGTACGGAGTTAGCGATCAACGCGCTGGTCGATACTCCCAGCAACGCCTACCCAGCGATGAAGAACTCGAAGAAATCGAGAAGCGTCGTGCTGAGGAAGAAAAGAAGAAGGAAGAAGAAAAGAAGAAGGCCAAACCCGTTAAAGCGCCGGAAGATGGCGAAGAAGAATCGGACGAAGAAGGCGGTGATGATGCTGATTCCGAAGAAGGCGGTGAGGGTGATGAAGTCTCCGACGACGAAGGTGGAGAAGAAGGAGACGGAGAAGAAGCCGAAGACGGTGAAGAAGAATCCGAGGAAGACGGAGACGAGGAAGTAGATGACGAGGAAGTAGATGACGAAGAAGCCGAAGCCTCATCGTCTGTAGGTCGCAAACGTATTCCACGAACCTGATTCAGAGAAACCAAATGAAAATCAAAGTAAACTTGAAAGCCGAAGCCAACACTAAAGATATGGTGCAGGTAGACGTAGATATTTCCAAAGACGTTGCACCTAAGAAGGCTGACGTTGTTGCTTATCTACAGCAAAACGCGAAGAAGGCATTCCGTTGGAAGATTTCACGGCCACATCCGAGTCTCCCTACGAGCGTACTTGTCGTCTTCTACAACAAGGCTGATGCCGAAGCATTCATGCGCAAGTACGATCCATCAATGACCAAATCCGATATTGCAGAGTACATTCAACCTGTTGACCCAGTTCTCTTGCGGTAATCCTAGACTATGGCCGTAACCATTGTTACTTTGCCAAACTTGCCAGAGTGTGTTACACTCTACGCATGTAGGTAATCTGCACTCGTTTATTATTGGTTACGGCCATAGCTTACATTTAGAACTGTAAACGTCATTCATCGATAGTTCGAGGTCATTCTCCGATGAGCAACTTAAAGATTCTGGTCGTTGTTCCAAGTAATACCGCCATCCAACCTACACAAATGAGTTCTGATTGTGACGTGGTCGTGGTGCGCAACTTGGAAGAAGAGGCACATCGAGTTCGCGGCTGGTCCATCTATCGCGTAATGTTGATCGGACTCACGGAGCGCGAACTGAACCCAATGATACATGACGCATACCTGTTCGCAACCGCAGACTATGCTGCCAAATACGGCCAGCGACCAAAGCTGCAATCAGTATGAACAATCAGGCACCTTCGGGTGCCTTTGTCGTTTCTATTCGTCGCTTATTTGTCGAACTGTAAACTAACCTAAACCACCTTACGCAACAGACTGTGAGAACAAACATGGCTAAGGAAAAGAAGAAGAAGTCGGCGTCACAAGACGGCTTCATTATCGCGGAAGGCCTGAATGGGATTCGGTTAAATCCCACGATGTATTTGGGTAACCTAGGCCACGACATGGCTTACCGCGTTATCAAGGAAGATGTTGATAACGCATACGACGAAGCGGTTGCTGGGCGCAACAAGTTGATCGAAGTGATCATCGACTACGATGAAGACTTCCACATTGTTGCTGACGGCGCTGGTGGTATCCCGACCGACTACAAGAAGTTGGAAGACGGCTCGAAAGAAACCATCATGACGGCTGCGTTCACTCGCGCCCACGCTGGTGGTAAATTTGACAGCAAGGCATACAAGACCTCAGCAGGTACTCACGGTGTCGGTGTTGCCGCGGTTAACGCTGTGTGTGAAGAACTGCGCGTGTGGTCCAACTACAACGGCACCTGCGCATTCCAGTCATACAGCAAAGGCAAGATCACCTCGAAAGGTAAAGACCCTGTCAAGGTGAAGAACGTAGACAAAGACGTTGCCGAACGCCTCACGTTGAAGTCCAAGAAGTACGGCACCATCATCGCAGGCAAACTCGATCAAACAGTTGTCAGTGAGGATGCACGTCGCGGTAAAGAGCTGCCTAAGAACTACGTTCACGCAGAGCCACAAGCCAAGCCGATCGCCAAGTGGTTGAAGAACATGGCGAACCTGAACCCAGGTCTGGAGATTCGGTTCTCTGTTATCAAGAACGGCAAGCGCAAAGACTTCGTGTTCCTCAACAAGAAGGACCTGGCTTGGGTTCCGAAAGCGATGTGCGAGGAACGTGAACTTGGTATGCTCGGCAAGCCGCTGACATACAAGAGCGACCACATCAGTTGCACCGTTGTTTGGGCAGATCATCCTGACGCAGACAACTTCCTGACGTTCGTGAACACCAGCCCAACCGTTGACGGTGGTTGGCACGTAACCGGATTCACCGCAGCATTGGCGACTGCCATCAAAGAGTACATGCCTGCAAACAAGAAGAAAGGCAAAGGCCTTGGCTTCAATCAGAGTGATCTGCTCATCGGTCTGACTGGTATGTTTGACTGGCGTATGCACGGCGCTCAGTATACGTCGCAGGTGAAAGACAAGTTGGCATCGAAAGTGGACCGTGAAGTCTACGACGAAATGCTGCCCGTGTTCACCGACTACTTCAAGAAGAACAGCAAGGTTGCCAAAGCAATCATCAAGCGCGCCCAAGTAATGAACAAGGGCCGCGAAGACCTTGCCGCTGTCGTGAAGTCGATGGCAGAAGTCAACAAGAAGAAGAAAGGCAGTGTCTTGCCTGCCACTCTCGCAGTTGCAAACAAAGCCAAACCTCATGAGCGCGAACTGTTCTTGGTGGAAGGTGACTCCGCTGCAGGTACCGCGATCGACGCACGCAACTCTGACTATCAGGAAGTGCTCGGCGCAGGCGGTAAGCCACTTAACGCTCTCAAAGCTCCGCTGTCCAAAGTGCTTGCACACGAAGAAGTTCAGAACATGCTGATCAGCCTCGGCGCTGACGTGAAAACTCTGGACCCGAAAGCAGAGAACCCAGTGCTGTCGACCGACAACCTGCGTACTGCAAACATCATCTTCCTTGTCGACCCGGACCCGGACGGTGGTCACATTGCTGTGCTGTTCCTCGCTGCGATCTACCGACTGCTGCCCAACTTGTTCAAAGAGGGTCGTGTATGGTGCGTCGAAGCTCCGCTCTATGCGGCATTGTACGAGGGCAAACTTTACGGAGGCATGACGTTCGACGAATGCCGCGCCAAAGCACCCAAGGCTGTGAAAGACAAGAACATTGTCCGCATCAAGGGTTGGGGTGAAGTCGATGAGACGTACCTCGAACCAATCGCGTTCGACCCGAAAGTTCGCAAACTCATCCGCATCAACCCGTTCGAGAACGTCGAACAGGAAAAGTTTTTCCGTGGTGTTGTTGCCGAGGACGCTGTATATCGCCGTCGCCTGTTGGGCTTGGCAGACTAAGGAATAATCATGGCTAAGAAAGTTAAGAAGGGCGGTGACGCCAAGATCGACGTTAGCGGAGACGTTAAGGTCAAGCGCAAGAAGGGCAAGAAGGGCAGCAACGAACTCAAGCAAGCTCTCGACGCCATCTCTCGCTTCCCGATGAACAACCAACCAGAAGACACGATCATTGATCGCGGTCTCGCCAAGTTCTCCGAAGACGCGCTGCGTCTCTACGGCAGTTACGTGGTTGAAGATCGCGCGGTGCCTGACTTCCGCGATGGGTTGAAGCCTGTTCACCGTTCCTTGCTGTGGTCGCTTGCTGGCTTGGGACTTCGCCCAGACAAGGGCTACAAGAAAGCTGCTCGTACTGTCGGTGATACCATCGGTAAGTTTCACCCTCACGGTGATGCTGCTGCTTACGGTGCGATGGTCACAATCGCTAACACGATGCCGCCTGCCGTAGACGGCCAAGGCAACTGGGGTACTCCAATTAACCCGGCTGCTGCTCAGCGTTACACCGAAGCACGAATGAGCAAGTTCACGCACAAGTTCCTGCTCGATCCGAAGTACCTCGACGTTGTGCCGAAGGTTCCAAACTTCTCCGGTGACGACACAATACCTCTGTATCTGCCTGCTCTGCTGCCGTACGCTCTGTTCAACGGTAACGTACCTGCACCTGCATACGGTGTCAAGGCGGGCAACCCTAGCTTCTCGTTCAAGTCGGTAGCCAAAGTCGTTACCGATATGTTGAAGGGTAAAGAGTACAGTGCCAAGAAGCTGGCCAAGGTCCTAGAGATTCAGCACGCATTTGGCTGTCTCGATGTGACGGACGAAGACGCATACCTGGAAATGCTTGCCACCGGAAAGGGCAACATCACGTATGCACCAATGATCGATATGGACTTCAAGAACCGTATCATCAACATTCGCTCGTTCGTGCCTGCTGGCCTGAGTTCGATCAAACAAATCGACAAGACCCTTGAGAAGATCGTTTCTCTGAACGGCGTTAAGAAAGCCTACTCCAACCAAGGTAAGAAGTCGAAAGGGTCGGGTCCTTACGGTGCCCTGTTCGTTGTTGAGTTGCAGCGCAACACGGACGAAGACCAATTCAACGATATCATGGAGAAGGTCGAGTCTCTGGTGACGAACACCGTCAACTACCGACTCGGTATCACCATACGAAAAGCGGACGAAGCCAACGCATTCAAATACCTGAGCTACGTCACATTCTTCAAGGCGTGGGTCAAGTACCGCGTTGCGCTCGAACTTCGCCTGATCAAGTCTCTGATCGTCAAGGCAGAGCGTGACCTGCATATCAATGAAGTCTACCTGTTCGCTGTAGAGAACATGGAGAAGTTGCTCAAGGTGCTGCCAAAGGTGTTGGTGTCTAAGGACCCTGACGCCGCGCTTGCCAAGGCATTGAAGATTCCAGTTGAAGATGCGATCATCATCCTCGATCGGAAAGTTCGTCAGTTGGCTCGCATGGAAGCCGACGATCTGAAAGCCAAGATCAAGGACCTGAAGGATGAACTCAAGACACTCAACAAGGACCTGAACGCACCCGGCGATCGCGCAGCCCGTGACACCGACGCTCGGGTCAAGTCTTACCTCAAATCGCCAGACAAGAACAAGTCTGGACTGGAGTTCTGATATGTCGAAGAAACCCATGATTGAAGTCGATGATTTCATCGATGGTCACTTTGGAGAACATCAGTATGCGCGGTGGGTGCTAAACCACTTCCGGTTGCCTGCCGCGTTGAAGATTGACTTCGCACCGTTCATGAAGGAACACAAACTGTTTTGCACTTACGAAGGTACACGTTATCGCGTGACTGGTGCTAGCCGCTTCGGTGACATTTGGCTAGCCACTGATTTCGAGCGCGAACACGGTTACGACCTTCGTGTTAACCTTGCCGAAGTAACTGACTGGGGCCCAGCGCCGTAACATCATGCCGTTAAATCCCGAGTGTATGTTTAAAGTTCGAGAGTGCTTGCACGATATGAATCTCAGAAAACCACCACTAAGTATGCACACAGTGGTTGGCGGAAACTTTGTTGTTCGCGCTCGGGATATGAAGCCAGTTCGCATTAGTGAGCTGGCGCACACCCATTCCGCTAATCACATTCATCGTCTACTGACACCTGCTGGCGAACGTGAAGTGTGCATCCAGATAGGTCAGTTCCAAACCAAGGGTGTTGCCCTACGTTTTCGTGACTCAAGCGGAAAACCTCATAGCTTCGTTACCAATCTTGACGTGATCCGATTGGATGCAATATCCGGCATTAGGCCGGAGAGTGGTTACATATTCAACGCTCTACACGTTGTTCGCGGTGAGCAGCAGTTTGAACACCTGACGTTTGAAAAGGTGGTCAACATGACCGTTGAACATTACGTCTACACAATGACGCCTGGACCTATTTACCTCGGTGCAGGCAAGCGTCCCCTGTTTCTACCATTCGAGGTGACCTGATGATTTACGTTCACGACAATCCGCAGAAGTTGGAATACAACGCCCTGCTGTACGTTTTCATGCGTCAGTGGTACACACCAGAACTCCCGAACCACACGTTCAAGGGAGACACTTGGTTTAAAGTGCCTGCCATCCGCACTGAGACTATGGACAAGGTCAGCTACACCATTATCAACCTCAAGTTGGAAATGAGCGCGATGATGATCATCAGTGACAACGGTCGCCTGATGAAAGCTAACCGCGTCAACTTGGATCAGAAGGTGGCGCCACATCAGATCGAGCAGATTCACGAGGAAGCCTTCGATATCCCAGCTTGGGAGAAAGCGAACCAACAGGCTTTCCCGTATGACCTGATGTTCAACAGCGCAGAGGTCAACCGACGTTATCGTGCGTTGAATGGTACGTCCACCAATGCGTACTTCTCCATTGACAGCAGCAACTCGCTGTTCAAGGAAATCAAGAAGTCGGTGTCGCCTAAGCCTTGCAACTGCGGTAAAGCCCACTACATGGGTTAAAAGGAGGCAACATGCCTGGGGAACTCACGATCAAACACGAACTGCCGTTTGCATTAATGAGCGACGTTGATATCGCCAAGATCAAACAGTGTCGTGAAGAAGGAAAAGATTTTGTCATTGAGTGCTATATCCCACAGCAGGAAAACATCCAAAGAATGCTCGGAGCAAATACGTTTGTAGCCTATGTACGGGAGATAGACAATGAACCTTCAAAAACTGGCGAAGTTCCTCAGCAGGCACCCTTCGATAGTACGCTTCCTAATCTGGCTGAGTAAGCATTCGCGCAATCACCAGCTTGGCACATACATGGATCGATGGTATCTGATCCCGCCTTCGCTACGCTTGCCGTTCTGCGTTCGCATTCATCACATCAAGAAAGCCGATATTATGCGGCCACCTCACAATCATCCATACACGTTTGCGTCTATCGTGTTGCGCGGGTGGTATTCTGAGGAACGTATTCACGTCGGTGACACCATCGTTTCGACTGATATGGCTCATGCACCATTCGAAGTATACTCGGTCGAAGCCGCCCGCTACCACAGGATCGCCGAAGTTTCTGATGGTGGTGTGTGGACTATGATCATTCATCCACGTAAGCCGAGCGTGTACGAATGGGGCTTTCTGTTGCCTGACGGTACGCACGTGCCTCATGCAGAACTGAAAGAACGGCGAGACTTCTGAGTATGGACTACTACCAAGCATGGCCCCGATTATAACCAATCGGAGAGCCAATATGAGTCGCACGGTAAAAGGCAGCAAGGGTTGTGGGTTTGACTTCTGGAGTCGCCGACCACACAGCAGTAGTGGACACGGTCGAATCGTGAAGACGTNCTGCCATAGAGTGGAGCGTCGTCAGAGCAAAGACCTCGTTAGATACGAACTCAACAACCTGTAGTACAAGGAGACCCGGCCATGTGTCGGGCTTTTTCGTTTACCTCACCTACAATCATAACCATTATGTCTATTGTACGACTGTTCGCAGCTATGCTATAATGAGAAGGCAGAAGCACAACGCTTCTATATCATTATGGTTATGCACTTAGATGAGGTTTGCTATGATTCCAGTAAACAACGCTCAGGATATGATGGAGTTCCTTGGTTACTTCAAGGCAACCGATGGCAACTACTACCGCAAACAGTATGAAGGTCGTGCACCTGAACTGGAACGCTGGGGCGTCAAGGACATTCAACTCCAACACTCGATGATGGAAGATCAGGATACTCCGGCCTTCTCCAGAAGTTTCGATGGTGTTCAGCGTATTCTCGCGCCGGTTCGCCTTGAAATTGATGGTGTTATCGGTAGCATGTTCCTAACGCAGCATGCCGGAATACACACCATGTACGTTAACGGGTCGGATGATCAGTACACGGTTATCGACCTCAAGTACAAAGACAGTCATCTGTATCCGATACTCAATGGTTTGTTTGTTGGTACGTGGGAAGATGCACTAACAAGTTTCTTGTCTGACAGCCCTCGCACCCTGCAGGCACGCTACGCAGACTTCATGGTCACCCGTACTGAACCTGATCTGAAACGTCGTAGTGAATTGCTCACTCAACACAGTAAGCAGGAAATCACCAACGCCCGTAAACAGGCTCTCCTTCGTGAAGTTCGTGTTCGTGCCGAGCATGACCTTGTTTTCCACAATCTGCACAGTACGCGAGAATCGAAGGCTGCCATTGCCATTCAGAACCATCCATCCTATGATGACGACATGGATGATGCTGATTTTCCCTTGAGCTACTCACTCACCAACAACGATGTTACTGTACGCCACCGCTAACCGAAACTTTCAAAACAGGTAATGTCCATCGACCCGTCAGCGTATGAAAACGGCTGAGCATCGAAGAACTGAATAAATCGGAATTTGTTATCTGGCGTACTGTAAACAACGATACAGAACGGTACGCTGTATACGACAAACAAGCGGACCTATGGAACCTAGTGTAAGGAGCTCCATCGTGAAATTGGATATCAAGAAAGCGCGTGAGTTGAAGACGGAAGCCAGCCTATTGCGAATGTGCCGAACTGCTCGTACGGCTCCAATGCCGCGCAGTTCAAAGGCTTTGCGAGTACCATTTGGTGTAACTGGCGAACTGTTTGTGCGCGAAGACAGCAGAGCCCCAAACAAGATTCTGCACCTGTCCGCGTATGAGGATCGCCGTGAAGACATTCACATGGTGATGTTCAAAAGCGGCAACGAGTCTATGTTCAATCTGCCCAACTTCGACGCGCCGAAAAATTGTTGGTTGGTTGCTGCGTTGTATGACGCAGAGAACGCATTCCTCAATGCCTTGTTTGTCGGCAACTTCAACGAGTGTTTGAACAAACTGTTTGATTTCAATCTGGCGTTCTTGCAAAAGGAATATACGAATCGTTTGGTGTCTCAAGGTTCCAACATCCTGCTAAATAGTCGTCAGAAACTTTTGGATGACATGGCGCACGAACTTTTGGAACTCGAACGCAGCCATGAACATAGCGTGGCGTTTGTTCGCAATAAGTACCGCACGCAACTCAGCGAACTGACCACACTTATCGATAACGCTCAGGCGGATGCAGACAAGAAGGAGAAAGCCAGTTACTCCTTCGAACTCTACGGCTATCCCGAGAGCAAACAGTACGGCTCCTTCAAAGAAGCACGACGGGCGCACTCTCGCCGTAACGTACCTGAAACGGCATGTGTTATGTATCGACACACCGCCAAAAAGAAAACCAAATTCGCCAAATGGTCTCTCGCTGATCGGATATGGAACATCCTATGAAAAACGTTTTGTTGGCTCTAGCGCTGTTTTCCAGTCAAGTCTTCGCTGTTCCAACTATGAGTGTCATCTACACTGACGCGCAGGACGTAATTGAATACGAGGACGTCCTGTACAAGGACTCAATCGTGTGCCTAGACAAATCGGCCGTGATTAACTTCACCCGGCTTGCAGGTAACAACCGCACACTTGAGTTCAAGTCCGTCGTGTCTGGTTACGTCGAGTCTGGTCGCTGTATCGTAGCCGACGAAGACTTCGACGTGGTGGTTGATGGTATCCATCCAGTCTCCACTCAAAATGGTCTGCTGTTTGCTGTTCGTCTTGTTTCAGGCGGTCATGAGTTTTGGACCAGTGCCAACTACATGAATCTGTCACGCGAAATGACGGTAAAGTGGACAGCCCAACTAACGGGTCGTTAAATGCGAGCGCTAACTGTACTGCTGCTGTGCTTGGTTCAGTATCAACCTCCACATCGAACGTTCATCCATTCTGAAACTATGGCCTGTATCTCGATTCAACACTGGATCAAGTATATGCAGGCCGCGTACAAGGATGATCGCCGAACGTTGCAGTTGCTCCATATGTCGCAGCGTTGCGTGTATCAAGGTCCCGAGGAAGTCACTGTACTTTCTCGGACACCCAACTACATTGCGATTCTAGGTAAAGACCAGCGCACCTTATACACTTCCAAGGAGTACCTTCTGGAATGAAACTCTTGGTCTTCGACGGATCAAACGTGATGAAGCGAGCCTTCTTCGCGGTCCCGCCTCTCACGACTTCAACTGGCTTTCATACCAATGCGATCAAAGGTACGATCAACATTTTGGTCAGCTTGATTCTCAAGCACGAACCGACGCACATTGCGTTCGTCATGGATCGCAAGTATCCGACGCATCGGCATAAGATATATAAGGAGTACAAGGGAACCCGTGAGAAGGACGAAGAACAGGACTCCAGATTCATTCCTCAGCGTAAGCCTATGTATGATCTGATAACCGCCATGGGAATCAAGGTTGTACACAAGAAAGGGTACGAAGCCGACGATCTGATCGGCACCCTGACTCGCACGATGGTTGATCTTGGTGGTGAAGTGGAAATCGTTAGTAACGACAAGGACTTCGCGCAGTTGCTCTGCAAACAAGTTCGCATCCACAAGTACCAAAGTCACGACAAGACCTACTTGGAAATCAACCACAAGAACTGCGAGCAACTGTACGGCGCTAAGCCGAACCGCATTGTCGATATGATGATCATGCAGGGTGACAAGATCGACAACATTCCAGGNGTTGATGGTATTGGACCTGCTGCCATCAAAAAGTTGCTAGCCACATGCAAACGAATTGAGGACGCCGATACCTCAGTTCTCAACAAAACCCAACAAGCAAACTTCGAGGCTGCCCGAGACCGCTTTCGTCTAGTTCGTAGGTTGGTAACGATCCACACTTCGATCATACCGTACAATATCGAAAAGCTGATCCCGACAAAGCCTGACGAAAAGCGCATTCGAGCCATCTGCAAAGCACTAGAAGCTGCTGCTATACGGGAGACGGTCTTTAGGTACGTGAGATACCTAAACTAAAAGAAAAACCATTATAGCCATTGCACGACTGTTCGCAGCTATGCTATAATAGACACGTAAGCGAAACCCAGCAGTAACGTTATTGGTTACGCCGCTAGTTAAGGTTTACGAAGTTTGCACAAATTCAGTGGCTTGTATCGAGCCACTCCGTGTGTGCAGCCTGTACACAAACACCAACATGAAGGAACTATGAAGATGACCTCCAAGAACACTGCTAAGATTGAACTGGCTCTGACTTCCGCCAAGAACGCTAACACCGAACTGACTCGCGCTACCCGCGAACACAAGTCGGCAATGCGTGCCTACGAGAACCTGCAAAAGCGCCTCGACGGCGCACTCGCCACTCTGCAGGAATCGACTGCAACTGTCGAAGCCAAGCTGAAACAAGCCCTGGCTGCACAAAAGACAACTGGACGCCGCACGAAGCCAAGACTCGCCAAGGCTCCGAAGGCTCCGAAGGCTCCGAAGGCGGCTAAGCAGCCGACCCCGCCTACGGTAACTGCGCGTACTACTGGTAAGATCGTCGGCGGTAAGGTACAACCCAAGACTACCAAGCCTGAAGTTGCGCCGAAGGCCCCGAAGGCACCTCGCGTGCGTACAACAAAGTCTGCCGTTCAGCAGGATGAGAAGAAAGCATACACGTCGAAGCCTGCTGTAACTGCTCCTGCTGCGCAAACCAAGCCCGCTCGCAAGCCGCGTGCCGTGAAGCCAGCCCAGTAAAACTCACTGAGTTCAACTCGGCTTACTAACAAGGAGCAAACAATGTCAGCACAGGATTTTGTACTGATGGAGTGCCAAGAAGACGAAGATCAAGCGGCACTTGCACGTCAGATCATGCTGTTGGAGCGTCACATTCACGGGCACCCGACAACTACTCGCACCTCGTCTGCGGCCAAAGCAGAACGCCGTAGTTCCAAGAATGTACCTCTCGATGACATTCCGACTTCGCGCAAACCGAAGTCCGCTCATCGGCTTGTGTGGCGGTAATTACAATCGGACGTAACAAAAAGTGGACCTTCGCGGTCCACTTGCCCTTTCTGGAGATACGGAAATGCAAAAACTGCTTGCCGCACTGCTGCTCGTTTCGCCGTCTGTGTTTGCAGACTATTACCTTGTAGAAATTCCATCTAACACAATGGCTACCTTGGTGCTGGAACAAAACGTACCCATGCCTGCCTTCGCAGAGGTCGACTCTGGGTACGTTCGCGGAATCGTTGGGGATGATACCGAATACACCTCGACGTATGTTGAAAACTCGCACGAACTATTCGGTATGAGTAAGTCTACGTTTCAGCGCATGAAGTCTGAATGTGGCGCCGTAACGTTGGCTTGTGTCCAACAGACCTTCGATGATCCTGGTCATGGCAAAGCGACGCTTAACTAAAAAGCAGCAAATCGAAGCAAGGCAGAAAGCACTTCGGGAGGAAGCGCTGTGCCGAAAGTTGAGTAAGGAATTGGAACCTAGTAAGCGTGCAACGGTTGCAGTCTCTACAATACCAAAATACGAGTATGACGATCCGTCTCAAGCTCGAACATTGCCTTCCGCGAAGAAGGCAAAGCCAACACAAACAGGACGCAAGCGTAAGTACGACGATGACCCAGAACTTGCTGCCCGTGAAGCTCTGGCGCAAAAAGGAAATTGAAGCGTAAGAAAAAACGTCTTGCACCCGCGTACAACAAGGGGCCGTATATGTTGATAACGGACGATACGGACCCGGCGTCACTCGGGCGTAAAAACTAAAGGATCGAACATGATGAATGCACAAAGACTGAACGGCAATACGGTTATNNCCGCATTGACCTACGCAAACCAACAGATTGACCACTTCGTGTCTCGTGGTCGTCTAACCTTCAGCGAACTCGCTGTAATGGTTGAGGCCATCTACGCGATGAGTGGTGTTAGTGGTGGACTGGTATTCGCGTATGCAATCAAGGCTCGCGCTAAGAGCCTGGTCGTAGACGAGCGTGGCTTCTTCACGCTGCAAGATGTGAACGCAGAGATTGACCACGTCATACCGAGCTTCTTGCGAGAGCTGCCTTTCTACACCGAACACAAGGTCAAGTTTGAAGACCTGAAACAGTTTGTACCACTGTTCGCAACCACCCTTGGCGCGCAGTCCGTTGTGCTCAAAAACATCGTGTGGATAAAGAGCCTGCAACGTAGTGGCCTGCATATACCACTTCTTATGAGTAGCGTGACGTGTGACGCCGCTACCGTAGCAAACAATCGCCACGCTTCTGTGAGTGTGCCGATCGCCTACTTGCACGGCAACCGTGCTAAGTGTGGCATAGTTCAACTGCCCGCCACTGCTTTCGACCAACTGCAGGAAGCAGTTGCGCAGGGCATGCGAACCATGCGAATCCGCAAATCGTATCTCGGAAGTCATGCCTCGATCGAGGTTGCCGCTGAGAAAGAATTGCCGGCGTTGAGTGACAAGCGCATACAAGCTGTGGTTGGTGAGTTCTGGCAGAAGTTTGTCGAATACTCGGACACCGTAAGTGCGCAGAACACGAAGATGCCACGCAATGTCATGGATGCGATCACGCACACCATGATCAACTCTCAAAAGAGTTTACCTGAACTATCTTCGTTACTCTTTTGACCGTTGTACCGCTAGCTTCATCGTGTTATACTGGGTGCGTCTGCTCGACGCACTGAGCACTTTAATGGTTACACTCTTAGTTTAGGAAAGACGAGGAAACGTTATGACTATCGAAAACACCGAACTGAAAGAAATGGTTGGCAAGCGCATCACTATCGACGGCGAGCGCCATCGGGTTGCGAAAGTTTCTGTTCGTGCAGGCACCCTGACCACTGTCGCAGGTGCCACTGTTGAAACCGATGGTATCTACAAGCGCGGTCGTGGTTACTTCTTCGACACTCCGAAGAAAGGCAAGAAGACTCCGAAGGTTGCGGACGAGGCACCTAAGGAAACTGCACGTCAGCGCCGTCAGCGTGAGAAAGAAGAAGCTGAGGCCGCTACTACTGGCAAGTCGAATCGCGGTCGCAATCGCGGCGGCAAGAAAGCCGATGAAGAAGTTGAGACTCCTCGCGAGCGCCGTCGTCGCGAGAAGGCCGAAGCTACCGCAGATACAAAGACCAAGACCAAGGCACCTGCCAAGAAGAAACTGGTCAAGGCGTTCGATCAAGCTATCGCCGAGCGCGTTACGCAAGAAGTACAGGACGCCATCGCTCGCGTGCTTGCTGAACACGGTACCTACGCTGTTGTACCTATCGCAGCAGGCGCCACGTTCACTGAGAAGGACGTCAAGGTGACTATCACCCTCATGTCCAGCGAAGCGTCGTCCAAAGAGATTGACGCCTACATTCGTGAACATCGCAACTCCACCGATATCGCCCCTGAGGACGAGGAAGAAGACGAACTCGACGAACTCGAAGACGACGACTCCGAGGATGAAGAAGACGAGCAGGAGGAAGATGAGGACCTCGAAGACGACGAGGAAGAAGACGAGGACGAAGAAGATGAGGATGAGGATGAAGAAGACGAAGAAGTCGAAGACGATTCCCCATCCATCGATGACCTGGTCGCTTCGATTGTCGAGGACTACCCGAACCTGAAAGCTGACAAGGTGCGCGGCTTTGTTGAAGCGTATCTGACCAGCGATGCCATCGAAGATAAGCTGGGCGACGAACTTATGCCGGGTGTGACTCGCCTGCACAAGAAGGGCAGCGAACTCGAACTGCTGCTGGTTGGCTTCGACGAGGACGAAGAAACCGTCAAGCTGGTTAACACCGAGACTGGCAAGTTCCGTAGCGTCAGTATCGACGATGTTGTTCGCATGGAAATCGTCGAGGAAGAAGAAGAAGACGACGAGTAATCGTCACCGACAGAGGGGGCCTAGCGGCTCCCTCGTACTAACATGAGAGGACGACCAACATGAACGCTTTTGAAATGAAGGCTAGGATCAGCCATTACTTTCTGGGCTTAATGATTCGCAAACGTGTGCAGGTGCCTGAACTTGCCAAGACGTTGCGCATAAGCCAAGCGCGTATTTACGCACTGGCTAACCCTGCCATCACAACGCTGGACCTTGAGGTGTTTGTGGCACTCTGTAAACACTTCAATGTGCGAATCAATATCAATACCCCGGGAGTAGCGCGATGATCGCCTTGATCCAAAGAATGTTTGAGTTGTCGGCCTTTCCTGAGAGCCTGATTCGAGTTCACCGCGAACCTGACTCTCGCTACTGCACCGATATTCAGTCAATCGCAATCGGTGTGCGAACTGTAAAAGTTGAGCTAGTTCGCTTTCGTTTCCACTGTATTCTGCAATACCTCGTACTGGTTCACCACGAGGAAGGTTCAGCCGTCATTGTTCACAACGAGGATATCGTTGCTGAGGACCACGAAGTCGGGATGATGATCGCAAAGCTGATCGAACGTGAGTTGTCCGCAATTGCCTTCACCGCGCAGAACTACACACTTTCTGCCATGACCTCCGAACTTGTCCAAACAGGTGCCATCGTGCCTGTCGATTCGCGTCTGTCTACCAAGATCGCAGATGCGTTTGTTGTGCAAACCACAATGGGTTCATTCCCAACTGCCGAGAAACTGCTGGAAGCCAGCAAGGTGAAACATGAACAATGATCTAGCTATGATCATGGCGGATTGCGATACACCTTACGCAATCATACCGAACGAAATGGTAGGCATCGATGGTGAGTTCGGCACCGCATTCGATATGTTGGACAAGCTGCACGAAGTCAACACTATGTTGCGCGCCCAGTCCATCGCAGTTGTTCCTTCGTTCATTGAGAACGTTGAAGGTTTGTTCTTGGTTCAGTACAACCAAGAGCTGTCCGACGAGGCCATGACGGTGATCGAACTGTTTGTGCAGCCTGCCATCAGCAACAACATCATCGAGCGTATCGGTGCCGAAGAACTGGCGAACCTCCTGCTGGTTAAAGTGTAAACATAGTTCAGGAGGTGCTTATGAACGAGGCTTTAAACGCCACTCTGTGCAATCTATACAGTCGTGGTTTTCTCGAAAGAACCAACGATCTGGATACGCTGTTCCACTATCGGTTTTTGTATCGCGGCCGGCTGATCGATGAAGAGGTTGACATTGTGCCTGCCTTACATAAGAAGGCGTTGAGAGAGATTGTACACGGTGCCATCAACGGCAGCTTGCCAGATATGACCACCGTTGCGATGATGTACTCCTCTGGGTTTGCCTTGCCCCAGCATCTTGCGAAAGCCGAAGCGTGGGCCTGCTTCGCAGTAACAAACCCGGCACCGAGCGTGACGTACACCGAAGCCATTGCCGAGTTGAAGCTCGACTACGAACAGGCAAAGAACCGAGCACGCGATGATCGTGTTTGGCCCGAAGCCTTCGAAGCGGTCATCGACAAAGTTTTGCGCAAGGTTAACGTCACACAAAAGTATGTTGATCAGGACGTCGGCAAGGGTGTCTTCGTTACACCACGAATTGCAGGCGTTCGCGTTAACCTTGTGTATCGTGCGTACAAACGCGGCGAAGATATGCACGCGCACCTGTACGCTGCCTTCCTTCACATCGGCGACAAGATCATTTACGGCATTGACCAACTGCGGTTGATTCAATCCATACCGATCGAACTCGGCACCATTCGTGATCGCAAGGTAATCACGCACTATTCACCTTTCGGTGAAACTGTGAAGTTGTATGTAGTAACTGGTACTCTGGCTGTTCCGCGTACCCTGCGTGAGCCCATGCGTGAGCACTTCCCAGAAGTTAACACCGTGAGCGATATGCTTCGGGAGTACCTGAGTAGCCTGAGTCGCAGCCGTCTCGATGACTTCGGATTCGTTGTTGTCGAACTGCGCGAGCAGCTTGCAAAGGTTAATCAGCGAATTGATACCCTGAACAAGCGTGCTGACGAAAGCGGCAAAATGTCTGAAAAGGCTAAAGACAACCTGGCCAAGCTGAAAAGCAAGGCTGCCAAGTTGAAAGGCCGTATTAAGAACAGCGCAGAGGAACAAGAGAAAGCTCGGGCGGAATATGTAAACAAACTACCTGAGAACTATCTACGCTTTGTTGCTAGTGACCTGTTCACTTATCAGAATGGCAAGTTGATGGGCACCAAGTTGCAGTCGCATACCCATACGCACCTGCAATCGCTTGGGTTCCACACTTTGCGCCATCCGCTGGTTGAGATTCTCGGGCTTCAAATGAAGAACCGCGTGCTTTCTGGACTTGATAATGTAATCGACAAGTTTGAGAAAGCGTTCGATGACCAGTACAAGGTGACTGGTCTTAACATCAGACCTTGTTCCGAAACTGTGAACATCAAACGCTGCTACACATACAGCAAATCCAAAGGAGAGTAATCATGACCGAAGAAACCATGATTGGTGAGAATGCCCGTCAAGAGCAGACCATCATCAGCGAAAGCAACAACGATGCCGACACCGTTCGCGCCGTTGAAGTTTCCCCTACTACTGCACCTGAGCAAGGTGAAGTCGAAATCCCTGATCTGCCTGTCGATCAGATCGACGAAGATACCGACGAAGATGTTGAAGACGAGTTCCGTCCTCGCAACTTCCGCGAGATTCTGGAGCAGACTGTCGGTGAAACCAACGTGGTTCGCCTCGTTCTTCGCCCAGAACTCAACTTCGTGGTGAACCTGTTCGCTGACGAACTGCACGCCGAACTGTGCGAACTCGCCAGTTACGAGTTCAACGACCAGAAGCTGAACGTGATTCAGCCTCTCTCCAAGAAGAATGATCGCTCCGGTCGCATCGGTGTTCTGCGTGATCCTCTGCGCAACTTCGTTGACACCATTCAAGGTGCGATGCAGAACGAAGAACGCATCGTGGTTACTCCTGAAACTGGTTCGCTGGTTCTGGACAACCTGGTCAACGAGTTCATGGCTGCTGCCGAAGCAACTCTGTACGAGAACTTCCCGAGCATTGACGGAAGCCCCGTGCTGGAACTCGGCGAAGACATTATCGGTGCCCATGAGTACGTGCGTCTGCGTTCTCTCGCAACTGCCGACACCGTGATCAACGAAGGCGAAACGCCTGTCGTTGTGGCAACTGTGAAGTTCATCGTACATCTGCGACTGCCGCTGCTGATCCGTCAAGACAGCAACAACTTCGAGAAGACCTTGAAGCTGCACTTCAAGTATCTGGAAAACTGCGGTATCAAGGCGGGCATGCCGACCTCGATCTACGCTGGGTTCTACTCGCAAGACCTCGTGGACGCAAACGTCCTCAACTGCTTCAACTGGATTCGTGAGAACGGCGCGGACGTAGAAATCCTGAGCTATCGCAATCTGGAATCGGGTGGCGACTTCTTCGGTATCCAAGGCTTCGACGAAGACGCCTATGAAGATGCGCTGTTTAACGGTGGCGATTTCCTCGTCGCTTTCAACATTGAAAAAGAAGGTGAGTGAATAACATGGCAAAAGAAAAAGTGAAGGACAAGGGTGCGAAGAAAGTTCGCGGTACTGCTAACCGTCTGTCTCGCGCTGACAAGATGCAGAAACGCCTGAAGGGAATCAGCGCCAAGACTGGCTTCAAAGCCAAGTCCGCTCTGTTCACCTTCACCGTGTTCGCACCGCAAGTTGTCGAAATTCCTGGCTTCATCGTTAGCCAGCAAGCTGACAGCGTTCTGTTCCGCCACAAGCGCACCAACGCCTCGAAGCGTATGCTGGTCAGCCGCTTCGCTGGAAAGGACATCATCGAACTCTACGGTAACGAAGGCGAAACTTCTTCGATCACCGTCATGCGCGAAGTCCCTGTTCGTGAAGTCGTCGGCAAGCTGGTCGAAGACAAGAATGGCGTGATGACCATTCAAACTGCATCCGGCGAAACTGTGAAAATCTTCCAGAACAGCAATGTTCGCGTCGAAGTCAGCGTCGAAGACGAAACCGAAGCCGGTGAGTCGGGCAAGAAGTCCAAGAAGGACAAGAAAGCCGACAAGAAGGCAGACAAGAAGGCAGACAAGCCGAGCAAGAAGAAGAAAGCGCAAAGACGAGGACGATGACGACCTGGACGACTAAGGTCGACTCGTTGAAACTGTAAACTGTCACTGCTAATGCGGTGACAGCGTTCTACCGCAAGTCAATTCTTTTATCGCAACACAAACAAAACTGGAGTTTGAAAAATGGCTAAGAAGAAAGCTGCTGCTAAGTCGAAGAAAGCTACCCCGGCTGTGAACCTGACCGGCCCACTGGCTCTCGCCCTGCTCGCCATTCTGCAGGACCTGAAAGAAGCCGGTGCTGAAACCATCGACGAAGCAATCGCCATCGCCGCCGAATCTGCCCCTGAGGTTGAGGAGGTAGACGGCGACGAAGAAGACGAGGAAGACGAGGAAGAAGAAGACGAGGACGAGGACGACGAGGAAGAAGAAGACGAGGACGAGGACGACGAGGAA